TAGGAGATAACTTTGTAAGTGTTGGCGGTTACTACGGTAACGGCTACCATGGAGAGCTAACTAAGATTTATGTAAAGCATCACGTCTTTGACCATACCGAGCTAAATAAGTTAGGCTATGGAATAGTAGTAAAGGGGAGGGTAATATGACTAGACAATTTGTAAATATTGAGGTGTTATTTGTAGTAACAATGCTATTGGCTATGATTGGTCCAGTAGTTGAATATCTAGTGAGGTAATTATCTAACACATTCTATAAAGCTATTAGCCCCTATTACAGGGGCTTTTTTGCATCTACTTAGGCTACCCTACTTACAGTATATCTAAATCGATTTAAAGGGCTATTAAAGCTTGTTTGATGCTATTGTATCATGGAGAGTAGTAGTTTGTCAAGAGAGAAAAGCGATAGTAAAAGAGAGATAATAGTTGACTTTTCATTGGAGAAATGAGATAATTTTTTTACAAAGAGTTTCTAACCTAATTTCTTCTAGGTTAATCCATCTTTAAACCCTACCTTAAAACACTTCCTATAGCTCTTATTGATCCTAATCAATAGGAGCTATCCCTTTTCTTCCTATTCTAGAGTACTTAGTTAACTGATTTCTTTATTGCTTTTAGTTGGAATTTATAATACACTATAATAAGTTACTTACTACTTTTTACTATTTTATTATTACTTCTTTCTTTTTACTTGTTACTACTTACTTATTTATTATTACTGTTTAATTATTACTTATTAATAGGTCTAAAATTAATAGTTAACTACTTGTAAATGGATATTTTGAAGTGGGATTCTGATAAGTTAGATATTGAGAGCTATTGAATATTTCTGTTAAAAACCGTTAAAAGTCTTTCATTAATCCTTTTAAGTTTACCAACAATTTTGAAACTTTTATTGAATTGTGGATTGTAGTTTTGCCTGAAATAGTCAAATTTATTAACTATTTTATGAATAGCTAAGATATTGTTTTCTTGCTCAGAAGATAGGGTATTAATTGAATTAGTATCGTCGTATATTTCTCCAGTAATAAAGCCTATAACTTGCTTCTGTTGTTCAATTAAGTCAGAAGTGAGATAGCTAAGTATTGTCTCATTCTTTACAGTACACACCATTACTTCATTCCTTTTTCTTTTAAGCTTTTGAATAGATACTAAGCTTTTAGAAATTGTGCTAATAAATAACTTATATTGGTTGTTGTCTATCTTGACTCTATTTTTATGGTTGCAATCGTTATCAACAAGATCAATTAATGTTTTCCTAGTTAAGATAAACACTTTCCTATTTTGAGTCAATATCCCATTCATTAGACTTATAGAAGCTTTAGTTATCCAATGTTTATTATTACATTCCTTGTATTCTTCTAACATCATTCTGCTAAGTTTATTTGATTTAGGTAATTTATTATAATCAGTAGTACTTACTAACGTGTAAGATGATTCTGCTATATTTGATTCTATTAAGTTAGTAATGTTACCCATATTATTCTATCCTATAAATAGTGTAAACTTTTAAATAACTTTGTCAAGCTTTAATTAGCTATTGACAATACTAACGCATTGCGTTATAATAGCATTAAGAAACAAAACAATGAGGCGTTTATGAATATCGATACTTGGACTAAACTTAACCAAAATATTAAAAGTATGATGATTAAAAATGGATTAACTGTTGAGGATATTTCATCAGAAGTTACAGGTGAGCTAAATGAATTAGCTATAAAAACAGAATACGGCTGGGAAACTTTATTCTACGGTAACAAAGAAGCATTTATAACCGTAAACGTTGATGGTATTGATTATTCATTCAGTTACGTTATAGATACTTACGGAGATAAAAGTTACATTGTCAATTTCTAACTAATACTAATTAAGAGGAGAATTTTATGAGTCAATATTTAACAGAGTAATTTGCGGTCAAACACTAAACGAACTAATAAAAATTATTGAGTCGAATAAGTATTGCGTAAACTATTTAAGATATGAGGTTTAATCATGGGACCGTATTGTAAACATTGTGATAGTAGATGCTTTATTCCTACTACTAAAGATGATTTTATTAAAACTGATTTAAAAGCAACTTGCGAAAAAGGAATATTACAAGATCTAGACGCTACTTATATTCCTATTTTAAAAGACAATAAACGCATATTTTGGCTATTAGAGGTTAAACCTTATGATGAGTATAGCCTAGCACTAGAATTAGTAAATAATGAGCCAATGCCTATTGAGATTAAAACGTCAGAGTTATCTTACATAATAAATTTATCAAATTTAGAATTATACAATATGCTAGGAAGAAGAGATTATTATAGATTAAAATAATTATTGACAATATTAACACAATGCGTTATACTTTAATTAGAACTACAACAAAGGATAGCAAAATGAAATATCAAGGTAAAGTTCTTTGGACTAGCTTAAAAGACGGTAACGGTATTATTTTAGTTAACGATAAAGTCGAAGTCTATTTTGACAAGTCAGTAAGTAAACAGTTTCAAGATATGAAAAGACATGACCTAGTTGAGTTTGAAGTTAGACAAACAGGCGGTTGTAATTGTGCTTTTAATGTTGAGATAGTAGGATAGTTATTGACGCATTGCATTAATTCCTGTATACTGTTAATAGGACTACAACAGAGGATAATAAAATGAACTTAGACAATAACAAATTCTTTCTAACTTTTGCAGAATGTTTAAAAAAGAATATGATAGCTAATCCTGAGCTATACAGTAAGTCTTATGAAGAAACTTTACAAGCTTATAAAGCTATTAAATTTGAAAAGTTTACTTACGACAAAGATAGTAAATCGATTAAAGATACTTGTAAAATACTAGGAATTAAAAATACTTATTTAGCAATTGATACTTACTTGAAAAACAATCAATAATAGAGGTAGTTATGTATATTCGCAAAAAATTCGCATTAAAGAAAACTAGACTTCATAGTGATGATAGTTCGGATACAAAAGCTTATTGTGAAAAAGGTACAGTCTATTATCAAATTAGCAACGGTACTATCGGAAAAGGTGCTAGAAGCTATAATATGAGCGAGAAAGCTATGCAAGAACTAATCAATAGCAAAGCTAGTAACTGGAATAAGAACGGCTATATTGAGTTAGAAGAAGTTAAAAGTAATGTGATTCAATTTCCTAAAAAAGAAGTAGAATATAGTATAGAGGCTGATAGGTTATTCACTTATGACGATATTCCATTTTAGTAGTTGACTTATTGACGCAATATGTTATTATCAATTAACGGCTAACAAACGGAGCATAATATGAAATATGAAACACTTCAAAAATTACTTAAGTTCTCAATTTCAAAAGATGAAACTAGACCTTATTTGAACGGAGTCTATTTTGACTCTAAACTTGAGCAAGCTGTATCAACGGATGGATACATTATGACAGTTTCAAAACGCTTATATGTTCCAGAATTTGCCGATAAGATTATCAACTTCAATGATATGAATGTTTGTGATAGAGAGTTTTTAAAATATAGCTCAATTCTTCCTAGAAAGTTTGAAGGTGAGTTTATGGTAACTATCCCTAAAGCTGATCCAATTATTAAAGGTAAAAATGAAAGACAATATGGATTTTTTCTTAAAAAAGATCAAACGTGGGAAATTGCAATCAATCCACCACAAGATATTATTTGTAAACTTAATCCTCATTTCCTTAAACCGTTGCAAGGATTGACCATCAAAGTAAAATATAATGGTGAACTTAATCCTGTAGTATTTGAATTAGTCGAAGATGATACTATCTATGTTGTAATGCCTATTAAAGTTTAGGAAGGTAGTTTATGAGAGTAATAAGAAGTTACAAAACTAGGTGTCCTGATTGTGGTTCTAGGTTAGGAATAGACGAAAAATGTAGATGTTAGGAGTGTGATTTATGTTTCAAATTACATTAAAAAGTGAAAAATACTTAAAGCGACTACCTGATAGATATTTTGATGGGAGCTATAATGTTTCAAAAAATCTTACTTTAAATGAAGCCAAGTCAGTTTTAAGTTATTTTAAGTTAGTTAAAATAGGAAACTTGTTATATAATGAAAATGAGACTGAAATAGTAGGGAATATTGAAAAAGTTGAACTAAATATAAAAACTACTAAAAAAGATAAGTATATCAGATTAACTAGAGCTATTGTACCAGTAGAATTAGTGAGTCTATCCGAAATTGAAAAATCCCATATAATCAAAGTCAATGAGTATACATCAAATAAGACACAAGCCTCTGAAATATTGGGAATAACACTTAGAACATTATACAATAAAATAGAAGCTTACAACATACAATGGAAAGATTGACAAACTTAACATAGTGCGTTAATATTAGTTAACAACTAATCGTGAGGTAGTTATGAACTTTGAAGAAGCACTAACTAAAAAGCAATTACTTGAATCAAAAGTTGATGAGTATTCGGATAAGTTGAGAGAATTAGTTGCTAATGACAGGAATAGTCTAGGATTGACTAGCGACTCAATAAAAAATGCCCTTGAATATAAAAGAACTAAACATAGCTACAATCAAGCTTTTAGAGAATTAAGAGAATTTAACGCATATTATGTAAAACAGTTTAAAGCTGAAATAGCAGAACTAAGGAAAAGGAAGTATGACGCGGATTAATTTGGTCAATCCAAAAGAATTATCACAACTTCATTTGATAGCGGAATATCGAGAGATATCTAGACTCCCTAAGAACTTAGATAAAAGTCTTAACCGTAAAGGTAAACCATTTTCATTAACTGAAATTCCTACCGAGTATACTCTAGGTAAAGGTCATGTCAAATTCTTTTTTTGTCGCATGCTATTCCTTAAAAAGCGTTATGAAGCTCTAATAGCTGAAATGCTGAGTCGAGGCTATAACCCTACATTCAGAGATAGCTCTATATTTGAAAACTGCCCTAAAGAGTTTTATAACGACTATACGCCGACTATTGAAGCTATTGAGATCAACCGTCAAAGAATTAAAGAACGTACTAAATAATATTGACACACCGCATAAATAATGCTACAATAGTTTCAGGACCAACGAGGAGTTGTAAATGAAAACATTACTTATCTTAGCTAGCTTATTGTTTGTATCTTGTGGTAATAATACTCAAATACTAGAAAACAAATACGACGATACTCAAATACAAGCTATTCTAGTTATTCAAGATGCTAGAATTAAAGCATTAGAAGCGAGAATTGATGCTTATATTACTGATTTTGATTTAGTTACTATCGAGTTTAGTGAAAAGCTAAGTAATTTAGAAACTAATTTAGCCAACAGAGATGAGATTTTAGAAAACAATATTCAACTTGTAAATACCGCTTTAGGTGATTTGCAAGGTAAACAGATTGAAGCATTGAAAATCTGCTCAAGTAACGAGCATTTGATTAAGCAAGGGAATAACTTTTACGCAGTTTACATGGTGAGTAATAATTATGGGACTTTCCTAGGTAAGTTAGCTGAGAACGTGGTATATAGAACAACGGATAATGTTGGTGCTAATTTTAAAATTATTAATAATAGAATTGTTTGTCAATAGAGGTTAGTATGATTACTTTAATGATTTTTTCACTAATAGCTAAGTTTGCGTTATCAATTTTAATGATTATTGTAGGACTAAGAGAGCTATCACTGAGTCATAAAGGAAGTAGAGTATTTATTGGGACTTTCTTAGTATTTGTCGGAGTTATTGGCTACGTTAGTAGTTTCTTTTAGGAGGTTGCTATGAAATATAAGATAGGAGATACTTTTGTTGCTAAAAATGTTGATTACATGAGAGACTTTGTAAGTTATAAGATTATCGATAAAGATCCTATAAACGGATACAAACTATCATACGAAAATAGCTATTTTCAAGATGGTTGGGTTTTTGAAACTCTTATTGATTCTGATATTAGAAAAGGGTATGTAGAATTACAAGTTGAACCTAGACAGGCTTTTTATGCAGGATACGATAAACCTGAACCAATTAAAGTGTGCTCCCATTTAAACAAAAAGAAAGTGCTAATGATTACAAGTTCATTTTACTTATGTGAGTCGTGCGGTCTAGATCTAGGAGATGCTTAAAATGAAAATTAAACGTCATAAAAATCGCAAACTCTACTCATATACTCTAAGTAAATGGGTCACTATGTTAGAACTATTACAACTATATAAAACCAATCAGGAAATGGAAATTGTTGACCATGAAGGTAACAATATTACTGATAGGACTTTACTTTCCGCTTTATTTGAAGTAGAATCTATGCAAGGCGTAAGTAGAGACGAGCTAAACAGGAGAGTATTCAATGAAGGTAAAACGGTTTAAAGTAGGTAACAAGTACTTGTATACGTTTATTGACCATAAAAATGAGTTTACTTTTAGGAAGAAAAACAATAACATTATGATGTGGACAAAGAAAGAGATTGTTTACTTACAGAAAGCTTTGAATGTAATGGGTCAAGAATACATTAGACAGTATTACTGTAAATAGGAGATAAATATGACTAGACAAGAATCTATTAATAAAATTAAAACTGCTTTTGAGAATAAGCAACTAGGATTTCAAAAAGGTGCTATGTCCTGTAAATACTATTGTGCAATTTCAGATAGTCATTGTGCGATTGGAGTTTTAATCGGTAAAGATCAGGAATTGATTAATGAATCGGGAGATATTCATCTTCCACTAAAAGACATTAAAGAGTCAAAAATTGAATTAGCTTTAGACAGAGACAAAAAAAGTGAAATGTTTGGACTATCTAGAAATGAACTACAGTCTTTACAAGAACTTCATGATAATTGCGTAGGTAAGAATTTATATGGAGATATATTGAATCAGAGAATTGAAGAATTTAAAAACTATTTATATAGCTTAAAATAAGGATTATTATATGAAAGTAAATAAAGAAGAGTTTGAAGTACTACTAAAGAATCATGATTGGTACTATCATAACAGTGATAGTATGAAAGTATTCGATAAAGGCGATAGAGAGCATAAAACTATTATGTATCTAATGAAGGATAACGCAGAGTTTAAAAGCTTGTATGAAGAGTATAAAGCTAAATTTCAAGTATAGCTTGACTAGTAAATAAAGTTATACTATTATAGCTAGAGGTTTGTTTATGGATGATAGCTGGTTTGAGTTTATTATAAGTGTTGTCGGAAGTGGAATTATATTACTATTGTTATTTAACTAGGAGATGTTTATGAAAGTTATTATTTTATGTGTTATTATGTCTACGTTACTTGTTAGTTGTTCAAGTACTGTAAAGAAAAAGAATCAGTTACCGAGTAAAGTTACTACAGAAGCTAGAGACAGAAACTAATTTTGGAGGTAAGTACCATGATTACTAAGCTAATAGAGACAATTATTACTTTGCTATATGTTAGTGGTTCAACTTGTTTTTACTTAGCTTACATGATGCTTACCTTTGTTTTCTTTGTCCCATTATACTTCTATGCTCAATTGGGAGCTTTCTACTATAGAGTGAGATATAAGCCGTGCCGATCAATTTAAGCTATTCAGCTATTTCTACATATTTGACTTGCTCAGAAAAGTATAGACTTGAACGAGTCGAGAAGATTCCACAAGAGTACGCTAAAACTCCGCTATGGTTCGGTAGTTCTATTGACTCAGCATCATCCGTTATATTCAATGATAAGATCAATGACTTCTTTGAGTACGAAGAATACTCTTGGGATCGTGCAGTTAGAAACTTTGAACACAGTCTCACTTACGTCAGATTTAACGATAAGATGATTGATACTCGTTACAATAAGCTAGTTAGATATTCTAAAGCAGATTTTGACCTAAGATTACTACAGGATGAGGATTTAGAAAAGATCAGAATGAGATCACTAGAGCTAGAGTTTGAAGACTTCGATAAGCCTACCATGGAAGAGTTTGTTGAGTATTGCCAAGGAATTAAAGGTGAGATGGATGAGTTAGACTTGCTAATGTATAATTATATTGGCTATCATTGTCTATATAGGAAGGGATTACTTTTACTGAAAGCTATTAAAGATTGGTCAGATAAAAACGTAAAGGAAGTTATTTCTACTCAAAGGTATTTTAGAATTACTAATGAAGATGGGGATAATTATAGCGGTCTATTGGACTTGGAAGCTATACTAAACGATGGGAAGCAGTATACTATTGACTTGAAAACTGCAAGTAATCCGAAGCAACAGTACCCAGAGAACTGTATTGACACTTCAATGCAACTCCATAGCTATGCTGAAGTCGGAAGTAAGTTAGTTGGTTATTTGGTATTGGGTAAGAGTATCCGAGTTAAAGAACCGAAAGTAGACTTGAGAGAAGTTTACGGTGAAGTAACTGATGAGATGCTAGATAAATCTTTTGACATTATTGATAATGTGATGCAAGATATTAAAAGTGGGAAGTTTGAGAAAAATCGGGACGGTTGTTTTTCGTTCGGACCTTGCCCCCATATGAGTAGATGTTTTCCTAGGAGTAAAAAATGAAAGACACAAAAGACGAGATCATTGAGCAGTATCTACAGAAAGTATTACCGAGCGCTATTGACAAACATATAAATGTTACAGTTATTAAAAAAGAATTATTGAAGGTATTGGAAAAATTATCATAAGAGGTGTTAAATGAGCTTTGAACAAATGAAGAAAGATGAATTGGTTAAAGAAGCTAGAGAACTATCCCAACAACTAAAAGAAGCTAATGCTCGTATTAAAGAGCTAGAGTCGCAAGTTAAGACTGATAAAGCTAACGAAGTGCCTATGGCGCTAGGAGCAGTATCGCTCTATCGTAATAAGGACAAAGAGCTGGTATTAGCTACTTTGAAGTTCAATCCTGAGACAGGAGATGCTAAAGTAGATAGTCTACAGCCGTACAAATCAAGTGTGGAGCATAAGGCTTGTTTTGAAGCTGAGAAGTTGTTGCAAGGTACGTTCTTTTTTCAGAGAGAGGAATAAATGAAAATTACAGATGAATTAGTAGCGGTAATTAACGGTGGACTACAAGACTTACAATTTGAAATTGAGCTATTAGAAGCACTAGAACGTATTGCTGAAGGTGAGGAGCGTACTCAAGATGAGCTAGATGCTGTTGAGAGAGCAGTAAAAGCTGTAGGACTAACACTAGAAAATAGATCGCTAGAACTATGCGGAGTACTATCTAATCGCTTTAAAACCACAGTAAACAATTCAGAAGAGGCTTATCAGGAGTATTCTAAGTTAGCTAATACTATCAACTATACAGTACAAATGGATAGAGTACTGTCCTTTGTAGCTAGTCAGAATGTTAGTAAAAGTACAATTAGTGAGATTACTAGCTTGAAAGTTAGTTTGGTTAATGATATCTTAGCTAAGTTAGGAATTGACCTACAGATTAAGGAGTCGTTAGATGAGAATATTTAAAGTTGGTGATAGAGTTAGAGTAGCACAAATATTTGGTGATACTTTTGGTAGTGGTATAACAATTGGAGATTTAGGAATAGTTGTTGAAGTAGAATCAGATAGTATCGGAGTACAGTTTGACTTTACTTTTGATTGCGGTCATGATTGTGCAGGTAAAGCTATTAAAGGTAGAGGTCGTTATTTAGAACCGGAAGAATTAGAATTAGTAGAACCAGTTCAAGAAAAAGAAAGCCCAAGAACTTTTACTCTATTTGAGCGAATGGATAGAGTAAGAGAGTTAGAAATTGAATTACAAAAAGCTAAAAAAGAGCTTAAAGATATATTATAGGAGAATTATATGAATAAAGAATTTATTAAAAAAGTAGCAGAAATTCAGAAACATTTGAAAGCCCATAAGAGTCAAAGAAATACCTTTGGAAATTATAATTATCGCAATCAAGAAGATATACTTGAAGCAGTAAAGCCTCTCTTGAGCGAAAGAGAATTAGTATTAACAATCAGTGACGAAATTGTTTCAGTTCAAGATAGTATTGATAGCAGTAGAGTTTATGTAAAAGCTACCGCAATTCTAACTGATGGTGAAAATAGCATCTCCAATACAGCATTTGCTAGAGAGTCTTTGGATAAGAAGGGAATGGATAGCTCACAGATTACAGGAGCTACATCCTCTTATGCTAGAAAATACGCTTTAAATGGATTATTTTTGATTGATGATACCAAAGATGCGGATTCAATGGATAATAATAAAGAAGAGAAGTCAGACAAAACACCAACAGAAAAAAACTCTACACCAGACGGTAATACTACCAAACCTACAGGTAGTAGATTCAGAAGAGGAGCTAAATAATGAAAGTGCAATACGAAAACGAACAATCTTTAGTAGAAGCTTTGAACGACTTGGAATCAAGAAAGAATCAAGTATCAAAGCAAGCTAACATGATTATTGAAAGTAATAAACTTAGTAAAAAAGGTTTAGGAAGGGTAATGAGAGCATTGAACGACTACCCTAGGGTCAAGACTAAACTAACCGATCCAGATGAAGCGGCTTTATTGACGCTATCAGTAGAAGTAAAGAATCATCAGCTATCAATGATGGTTTTAGTAGACGCAATTAATACGTTGCAAAAGCAACAACAAAATACACAGGGAGAACAAAATGAGCTTTAGAAAAAGAACAGCACAAGCAGTAGAACAACCAAAAGTAGAAAAAGACCCTACACCTACCAAGAACGCAGTTAAGCCTCAAGCAAAAGGTAAATCAACTTTCCTTAAATTGGGAGCGATTATTGAAAAGAAAGACGGTGGAGCTTATATTAAGTTAGACGGCGGTAAAGAAGGTATCCTACCCGAGATTGAAATCGATGGTAAAAGAGTTACAGGATTCCAACTAGAGGACCCTACAGTAAAGTTTGAGCGTATGGTAAACGCTGGAAAAATGTCAGAAGAAGAAGCAGAAGAGAAAGCTTCTAAAGTACCTAGCTACGTTCTATTTGAGATTACTGCTATTACAGAATAATAATATGAGGTAAGAGTCACAGCTCACGTTTAAAGTAGGTTAGAGTTACCTACGCCTCTTTTTAATCTTGCACTTTGGTTAGTAATAGTCTATACTATTATTGTCGGAGGTACTATGAAAACTGAAGTAGAGCTATTTAGAAAACAGAAAAAGCTAATTGTTGATTTTGTTGCTAAAAATGGAATTGATAAAGTATCGCTTTATAGTGCTACTTGTGGGATACCTCTTGTTGTTATTTATACTTATGTGATGGAAGATTTACCCCAGCATAAAGAGTTCGCAGAAGCTAAGATTGAGAGCTTAAAGAAGTTTTACGGATTAAGGGAGTAGATATGGATAAAGTATTAGCAGTAATTATTTTAGCTTCGTGTTGGATATTTATTGTAACTCCTGTACTTACAAGTTTACTATTTGACAGAATAACCGATGGGTCTTACATTGGATCAGTTAAAGTAGGTTTATTTATTCAAGCATTAGTATTGTTTTTCGTGGTATTTATTTTTGCAATTAGTTGGTCAACAGAAGTATTATTTGGAGTAAGTTAATGATTAGTAAAAAGCGATATTTAGAGCTAAAAAAGAAACGTAAACTGCTTCATAAAGAGCTTGTTTCTGAAAAAAAGAGAGTAACTAGGTATAAGAATTATATGGATACTATATCAATGTCAGCTTTTAGACCAGAATTTAATATGGCTATGATGATTTATACTCAACTTAAAACTGAGTATAGATTGATTACTGAGTTAATTGACTCTGTTATAGAGTTAAGATTTGCTAGAGAATTAGTTAAAGTTTCTACTAGAGTAGTGGAGTAATTATGGAAAATTGTAAATGTGAGCAATGTGAAAATTCTGTACCAAAAATACAACTATTAAATATTATTGATCCATTTAGTGGAAAATTAGTATTAACTATTTGCGAAGTTTGCAATGAAAGAAACTACGACAACTATATTGAGAGTTTTTACGGATAGTAGAATAAGTCATTGGGAGTTGCTAAAAGATGAAGAATAATACAATAGAGTTGATTAAAATGAAAGTAGAGATTTTAAAACTAAAAGCTAACGACTATGAGTGGAATTGTCATGTACCTGCTGATGTTAAAGATGAATTAGAGCAAGTTTTAATGCAAATAAACAACGCTTTACAAAATAACAAAGATGAAGTGTAGCTTTTGTAGCGAAAGTTGCAGTAGTGAGTATTGTAGCTATTATCAAGAAGGGAAGAGTTTATTCTTAGCTGATGATATTAATATTGCTTTTATGGAGTATTATGATATAGACTATGCTACAGCTATTAATAAGGCGTATGAAGAGGCTTATAGAGCTTTTTATGATAGTGTGAAGAGAGGAGTGAGGGTATATAAATGGATTTGAATAAGAGATTAGTTAGACTGAAAGCCGGAGACAGTATTCCTGAAAATGCTAAATTTGTCCATGCTGAAAGTGTTGATGAGTTCGATGGGTATGAATATTTTAGCAGAGAAGGATTATTTATTACTACAGATTATAAAAGAGCCAAGTATAAGAAAGTTACATATTTGTGGTATGAAGTAGAGAACTGTGAATCAAGGGAAAACCAATGGACGAAGTATTAATTGAAGACGATTTAGATATCTTGGATAAAATAAGCATTAATGGTAGGGTAAGTAAGAAGCTTTTTAATAAGGTAGTAAGACCTCAGTTAGAAGAGTTATATGTTTTACAAAATAGAGTAAAAGTTTTAGAGCGACAAATGAAATGCAATTATTTGCATAATTTTACTGTTAGTGGTTTTTATTGTAATAAATGTGGTTGGTCACAACCTACTTTAGATAGATAAAGGAGATATAATGGATTTTAAAGCAAAAAGAAAATTAGAAATTAAAAGAAAACTTCCATTGGCTTCTGAGTTAGCTCAGAACTACGACAAGGTGGAGGACGAAATAGGTAAAACCATTTTTGGTATTAGATTCTACGAAGGATTAACAGTGAAGCCTAGAAAAGGTCACATCGGAGGGCTTCTTGCTGGTCCCGGAGTAGGTAAATCTACTACTTCAGGAGTAATGGTTAGAGATTTTCTATTAGACGATAGAAATAAAGGATATGTCGCAGTAATCTCCTTGGAACTAACAAAGCATGAAACTTTAGAGCCTATTATGAAATCGGTAGGTAATGAATATCCTGAGAAGCTAGAAAAATTAATTATTATCGACTGTTATGACGATGAAGGTAAAGATAAAGACATGACTGTACAAGATATTAAAATGGAATTATTAAATATTCAAAGGGAACTAGGAGAGTCTATTGATTTTGTAATCGTTGACCATTTTCACGAAACCTTTAATAACGGATCAACCGATTTTAACCCAGTTGCAAAAGCATATAAAGGTTTAGCAATGGAATTAGATGCATTTGTATTATTACCTTCTCAAACAACTAAGGATAAAGGCTGTGGTGATATCCCGGTTCCGAAAAATGGTTGTTATGGTTGTAGTAAATATGAAAATCTTTGTTCACATATTTTAACTATTTTTCAACCGCTATTGAGAGTGCAAAACGAATGTGATTTAAAAGCATTAGGTTGGCAGTTATCCAAAATAAGATGGAAAAGAGGAGATAAAGATAAGACCAAAGAGGGAATTAATTATGTATATAAATATGTACCAGATGAGGAGAATTTTGAAGAACTTACACCTAATGAAAAATTTACATTTCAAATGTATTATGAAAAAGTATTAGAGTTAAGAGATAACGAAGAGAAGAAAAAATCATATACTTTCGATTTATCTACAATCATTAAAGGTAAAGATGGTAAAGAAGTCAAGTTGACTAAAATTATTGGCGGTAAAGAAGAAGATAGTTGACCTAATAAAAATATTACAGTATTATATTACCAGAGACTAGTGTTCTCTGGTTTTTTATATAAGGAGTAACAAATTGGCTAATTTTACTGTAATTAAAAAGTTTGAAAAGAAAACTAAAATAAGATGTGTATGTGGAAATGAATTATATATAAAAAATCGACTAGAATTAAAAAATACATGCAACTGTGAAATTAAAGATTCGAGATCCGAAAATTTTAATACTTCCTATAATATTTATAAAAATGGAGCAAAAGAAAGGAATTTAGAGTTTAAAATAACACCAGAACATTTTGAACATTTAATAAATAGTATATGTTTTTATTGTGATGAAAAACCTAGAATGTATTCAGAAGGTGTGGAGCGTATGGGAATAGATAGAACTTGTAACAGTGAGGGCTATCTTCCGCACAACGTAATATCTTGTTGCACTAGGTGTAATATTGGTAAACGTGATATGGATTTAGGTGAGTATGAAGAGTATATTTCAAAAGTCTATCATAACCTTAAAAAATATAGAGAATTTGTCGATAAAGATCCACAAAGAAACTTATTTCTTTTCAAAAGAGGATATATGTTAACTGGTTCACACGTAGTTAGACTTTTGGACATGGGGCTTATCAGTAAAGAAGAAGTTCGTTACGACTTATCTAAAACATTGTTTAATAATCAATACGAGTCTAATGGGTTTGTCAATATGCTAATAGATATTGTAAGTACCTACGCTGGTACTAAAAAAGCTAAAAGTAAAGTAATGAAAACACGTTACGACAAAATAGAAAGAATATATGCTGATTTTTTGGAAAATAAAAGAATAGATCATCAATTGGTGTGTCGTTTGATTTTAAATAAAGAATTAATTCTTTTTGACAAAGGTAAATAAACTAATTGACACATCTCTCACTTTAAACTAAACTATTCCTAATCGACTACTCGGAGGATCAATTGTCACAAATCAAAACGAAAATTGCTAAACTAAACCAAACAAAGGTAAACCTCAAGAAAAAGTTTATTGGGATCGACCGTCAAATTGACCAAATTGTTAACTCAATTAAAGCGTTCATACTCTTTCCTGAGACATTAAATAAGCCTCTTATCATTAACCTTTGGGGAATTACTGGTACGTTTAAAACATCAGTTTTGCGCGAGCTAATCAAAGAATTAGAACTTACTTCTCGTTTTGTTGAAGTAGACTCAAGAGACTTGCAAAGTGGTATCACTCCTTTATTAGGACACCCTAATCCTGATAAAAAAGATATTATTATGCCGTGTGTATTCTTATTGGACGAGTTTCAAAACACTAGAACTATTGATATCCACGGTAATGATACGGAAAGAGCTGACGGTTTAGCAGAACTATTCTCGTTTCTATCTGATGGGAAAATTGTAATTAATCGTAATCAATACAAAGTAGAACAAGTTTTATTTCTACTGAATAGAATTAAAATTGATGTAGATTCAGTAGTTCAACAAATTGAAGATTTCTACGAGCAAAGAGCTACTTCTAGCCTATCTAAACCTACAGTAGTAGGTCAAAAAACATCAAATGACTCTAGTGAGAAGCCAGAAAGAAAACAAGTATCTTTTGAAACTAAAATGTTTTACTTTTACGACTACTATATTGACAATATTGAAGCTCTAGTTGGTGCTGACTTTCTTCAAATCAAGTATAAATCGCCACAAGATGCTCTATTAGCTTTAGCAGAAGCCTTAAAGGACTACGGACCTACTAAAGTATTCGACCTATCTAAATCGTTAGTTTTCGTAGCAGGTAACATTGATGAAGCATTTGCTGGACTAACTTCTATTACCGATAACGATTACTTCTCTCCTGACGACTTTTATGCGCTATCTTCAAAAGTAAACTTCAATCAAGTTAAGCAAGCTTTATTCTACCGTTTTAAGCCGGAACAAGTAAGTAGGCTAGGTAGTAACCACGTCATCTTCCCAAGCTTTAATACGGCTATGTATAAGGCTCTAATTACGTCTCTAAACAAGCGCTCTATCTCGAAATACAAAGATCTTGGCATCAAAATCAAGATTGACAAGTCAATTGACGAATTTATTTTGAAGCACAACGCTATACCTTCTCAGGGAGCTAGAAGTGTGTTATCTGCACATGAGTACTTAGTTGATAGCAACCTATCGGAAATTATCGCTGAGACAATGATTAGAGGCGGTAAAGAAGTACTAATTGGAGTAGTAAACAATCGAGTCCACTTAATTAACGACAAGAAAAAAGTAATCAAAAAGAATATTGACATTATCGATTTGACTGTGCTAAAGAACTATGAAGATAAACGAACAAACCATACTATTTCGGTTCATGAAGCATCTCATGCTGTAGTCTCAATTGCTTTATTAGGAGAATTGCCGTCAACGATTAAAGTAAGAATGAATGATAGTAGTATAGGTGGTTATTGCAAAATAGAAGGATTCCCAGAACTTGCGAATAGACGTGATTATATTAACTTTATCGCTATAGCATTAGCTGGTTATGTCGGAGAGTTAATTGATAATAATTACAACATTGATATGGTTTCGGTAGGAAGTTCTAGCGATATTGTAAAAGCTACTGGTATTGCTACAGACTTAGTTAAGGTATTAGGTTTAGGGATTAGTGGAGATATAACAGCTAGAGGTGTATCTGGTATGGTAGCCGATGTAATGCTAAGAGAAAATAACAAAGAAGTAGAAGAAGAGATTGAAAATATTGTAAATGAAGGATTTTTATTAGCGCATTTGGTGCTGGTTACAATGCAAAAAGAACATAGATTATTGACGGAAGTTTTGAAAAAGAATGTCACTATTAAACCTAATCAGATTAAACATATTTTTTATAGGAGTTGAATTTGACAGAAGAGATTTGGAAAGATATTCGGGGATTTGAAGGATATTATCAAATATCTAATCATGGAAGGGTTAGGTCTTTAGATAGAATTATTCCGACCAAGAAATTTAATATAAAGAGAAAAGGTGAAGTAATGAGTACTTCGCTCAATACTAAAGGTTACCCTCATATTAGATTATGTAAGAATGGTAAAAGAGAAACATTTAGAGTTCACAGACTAGTGGCACAAACATTTTTACCTAATCCCAATAATGATGAAATTGTAAACCATAAAGATTCAAATAAGACTAATAATAATCTAGACAATCTTGAATGGTGTAGCGAAATGGACAATAGACAACACGCAAGAAAAATTTTCAACGATACAGCCTACGGAGAAGCCTGTAATCTTAGTAAATTAACTGAGCAACAAGTTAGAGAAATAAGAGCCAATGGAAAAAATGGTAGAACTAATGAGCAAATAGCTAAGTTATATAATGTATCTCATGAAACTATCAGGAATGTTTTAAACGGTAATTCTTGGAAACATATATTATAGTTGACATTTTAAAGAAAAATGTTACAGTTAAACCTGAGATGATTGCTCACATTTTTAGATAGGAGAACTTATGAAGTATAAAGTTGGCGATAAAATTAAATTTAAAAAAGAAAAACAACGATATACGATCAGAGCTTGTGACGAAAGATTTATCATTGCTACTAAACCTTTCAACGCTAGAAAAACTTATTTTTATGTTATTGTAGACTTAGTTGAGAAAATTAGAGGATCGGATAATTACCACTGTAGATTCAATTATGAGAACAACGAAGAAGCTAACAAAGCTTTACAATTATTAAATGACGATTTAAAAAAAGAACAGTATATAGATGCTTTTTATATTAGCTCAAGAAATAGAGTTAAGTTAGATATTGAGGAGAAACTATGAAATATTTACTATTACTGCTACCGATTTTAGCTTCTTGCGATCCTCCAGAAAAATGCATTCAGCGGACTATGTATTTGGATTACGATATCAACAAACCTACAGGTATTACAGCAGAACAAGCTATGAAAATATGCGGAGTAAAGTAATGAGTATCCAACTATTAGCAATTATTACAGCTATCTGTAACTCATCACCTATTACTAACTGTGAAGCTAAACTTTCTACTTGTGTAAAAGACACAAAGGTGTTAGAGTTTCTAGAAGAACCCGAAGCAGTATCAAGATGTACTGTTAGATTGGAGGAAGATAGTGATAAGAACGGCTCAACAGTGCATAAATAAAAGAAAATGTAAAACGTATAAGAAAAACAGAAAGAAGCTAATCGAAGCTCAGTTTGCTGAACATGGACGTAATTTCTGTGAGTACTGTGGTAAGTGGGTTACAAGATTTCCTACCAACTTACCGTTTACGCTATCAGTAGATCATAAAAAAAGCATTAAATATGGCGGTAGTAGTAAATTATCTAACTTAGCTATTTGTTGTTTAGAGTGTAACTTGAAGAAGGGGTGCGAATGAGAGCTAAAAGAAGAAGATTTTATGTTGGTGAAGATTATGAAATGCTTGAATTTTTAACTGAAATCGGTAAAGAAAGATTCATTTCAATGATTAAAATAGAACTTGATACTATAGTATATTACTGGGAAGAAGATGAGAATTCTTAAAAGAGTTATGTTCGTACAACTAATGCTGTTGTGGATGCTGTTATTTCCTCCAATTTTGATTATATCAATAATTAGTAATCCTTTTGTGTGGATTTTGACAGGAGAAACATCAATGATGGATCGTACACTTGAGGTATGTTTAGATATTAGGAATTTTTTATTTGAAATGGTAGAAAGTTAATTATGAAGATTAGTATATTCCCAGATGTTAAACCTTTACCTACCAAAAAAGAAAAGCCTTTTGAAGCTTCTCGCACTGGTGTAGTTCGTGATAAGAAAACTGGTGAAGTCATTAAAGAATATTTACCAGAAGTAGTAGAAGTATTTACCGAAGAGGACCTAATAAAAGTAGTCACTTCTTACGCATGGAGTCCTTCTGTTTTCAAAGGTCCCAGACTTCAAGAGAACTTCTTATCTGCCGATTTTATCGCTCTAGATATTGACTCAGGACTTACTATAGAAGAAGCTGAAAAACGCTGTATAGAGCTAAATTTGACGGTATTATGCGTTCCCAGCACTTCTCATAAACCAGAAGCCCATAGATTCAGATTAATTTTCCCAACATTGAGATCAATTACCAGCAATGAAGAGTATCAAGCTACGGCTAGTAAGCTTTTTGAAAAGTTTCCAGAAGCCGACCCCAAATGTGTTACCGACTCGGCGAGATTTTTCTTTGGATCGACAACCAACGATGGTTTCTGGCAAGAAGGTGATTTCCTCCCAGTAGAACTTCCAACTCCTCCTAAAGCTAAAACTAAAGGTTACGTTCACAGTGGAGAACGAGTACCTGTTGACATGAGTATCGAACAGATTGTACTTGACTTATACGGAGAGAAGCGAGATACTATTCCTGAAGCTGTTGCACATTTCATTAGCAACGCTCACACAGGATTACCCGGGACTTGGACAACAGACTTAAATAGTTGCATTTATACATTATCGCTTCAAGGTATAGACGAAGATACTATTTGGGACTTGGTTGAGTTTTTAGCACCAAGAGGCGAGCTGACTAAGAGAGATGTGGATACTGTTGAACGAGCTATAAAAGATGGTGTAAAAGCTAGAGAAGAAGATGTTGATAGAGAGGAGAATGGATAATGAAAACTAGAGACGGTTTATTATGTGTCGAAGAAGGTCTAATAGGGTCTGGTCCAGTAATGAGACTTAAACAAGGTAAGAGGAAAATTGATATTTATACTGTAAAAGAGGCTCAGTTAATCAAGAAAGAGTTGAATAGATTCATCAAAGCTCATAAAGATTTAGACAAAAGAGTAAAAAATGAGAGATAGAAGTGTGAAGGAAATATTAAGTACTATGAAATTTAAAATTGGCATGAAGGTTTATGTAAATAAGTTACCTGATACACAGAGTCACTTTCCTCAAGAATTGGAAGCAGAAATTGATGGTACATACGAAATGTTTTATGGTGGAGTGGTTGAAAACAATAAAAAGTATAGATTAATTTTTAAAGATCCAGTTAACAATACTGTTAGTTGGTATGATGAAAAGTATTTAGAGGAAGTATAAATGAGTAATAATAACTTAATCATAGGAAACTACTACTTGACTAGCAAACGTAGTAATGACGTTATCGGAGAAGCTGTAGTAATGAGTAACGATTTGGTAATATACCATTTGTTTAAAAATAACAAGATATCAGAAAACAGAGAGTCTACTGTTGAACAACTTTTGAAAAAGTATAAAGTTCTGCCAAAGGAAAGAAAATGAAAAGAAGCGAAATGATTCAAGAGTTAACTAATGATATAGTTGCACTACGAAGATATATAGGTCCAGTATCGGAAGTAGAACTTATTGAAAGAGTTCTGAATTATGCCGAAAAATTAGGTATGTCACCTCCTGAATACTTACCAGAACCAAAGTATTGCGAAGTAACAGGAAAGCAACTAGAGTGTAAGCCTGTTAGAAAATGGGAGCAAGAGTAGTTATGACAGATTTAGATTTACTAATTGGTAGAAACTGTTTAAGTATGAAGTATGATACCGAAAGTATTACTTTTGATTTAGACAATGAAAGACTAGATTACATTGCCGTAGGCGATTGTTGTTCTTCCAGCTATATCGAATCTATTGACGACGAATCCGTATTTGATGATAGCGTTATTTTAGAAGTATCCGTTGAGTCTGGACAAGCTGAAGAAGTTGATGAATTTGACATTCATAAATGGACATTTTACAAGTTCAAAACTACTAAGGGTTATGCTACATTAAGTTTTAGAAACGAGTCAAACGGCTACTATGATGGATATTTAGAACTATACAGTAGAATTAAGTTACCAAATGCTTAAACTTGTAGAATCTAATAAAAAGTATAATAGGAGAAACATTAATGAAATATACTAAGGGTGATGTTTTACAGGTCACATACGAAGATGGTGGTACTGATTTGAGAATTTTTCACGAATATGCAAATGAAAGAACCTTATTAGTAAAACCTTTTGAACATGAAACTTATTGGTCTCATTATTGGTCAATTGATAACGTAAAATTAGCTACTGACGAACAGATTATAGAAAAACTCTCTGAGCGAGTTAAAGAAATTGTTATTGAAGAGAAATTAGAAGAGTATAAAAAATATATTTAAAATGTTAAAATTAGTAGAACCATTATACGATATCAAAATAGAAGTAGGAACTGTAATAGAACTTACTAGACAGCAGAAAATTGATTTAATTCTTGAAATGTTACAAAAAATAAAGTACTATGAAGAAGATATACAAATGCTTGTGTCAAAAGAAGAGTATCTATGCTATATTTGAACTGTAGAAACGTACTAACTAAAAACTATAAGTACCAAGTTAGCTATTTACTAATAATGGGGCTAGTATTTCGTAAGCTAGTAAAACTAAAAATACCGTACTTTATTAAGCGTTCAAATTTAAGTAAAGAAGTAATAGAAGAGATTGATAAAACTGTTAGATTCTTGAATAGGAGTTAGTTATAAAAGATAGACAGCTTATAATTGACTACTTAATGAATAACTTCAATTTTAGCTATGAAAATGCTATTACTTGGATAAGTACTAGTAATGCTAACTTTGGTATGAGTAGTCCTGAAGAGTTAATAGAAGCTGGTAGAGTTGATAAAGTTATGCTATACTTGATAGCAATAAAGGAAGGATATTAGTTATGACTAAAGATGAAGCATTGGAATTGCTAAACAATAAAAGAGACTATTTTGCTGTAGCATATAATAGAGAAGATATCACAGGTAAAAAAGTAGGCGATAGTGCTATACTTGAAGCGTTAACTGATAAATTATACGACATAAAAAAAGTTTTGGTAGATTTACATTCAATAGATGAAAGTGACTCACAAATTGGAGAGTTATTAACAATAAGAGTCAAGAGGTTACTGTAGGAGTAGTTATGTTTGGTTGCTTTTTTAGACACAAGTTTACGAAATGGTCAGAGATCAGAGTCGATACTGTTGGTTTAAATTATCAGATTAAGACTTGTTTAAGACGTAATTTGAAACAAGTGAGAATTATATAATGACTAAAACTACTGATACTATTACAACTATAGAAGAACTAGACGAGCTAACAGAATATTTAGTGAATCCTGTAAACAATGATACTATTATTGAAATTAGCGATAGTCATGTTGAAACCGATAAGTTAATTATCAGCTTTAACGGAAGTATTGCTAAAGAAGCTGTAATCAGAATGACTGATATCGTAATGGGAGAGATCGAATGGGTAGAAGAATCTTGTAATGGACCGATTGACACATTAACAATTGATGCACTTTTCGGTAAAGATAAACGTGCTAATATTGTAAATATCGCAATCAAAAATGATTTACTTTATTTATTCTATCTTGATGGTTCAAGCGAAACTATTCCATGTAAATATTTTATTTTATCTTCAACTAAATATGACTCTAAGTTTGAAAGACTTGAAGGTGAAACATTTTATAAATATATTAGATACTTTAATAATTTAGAATCTTATAATTTATTTAAGAAAAATAATTACCATTCAATTTCATCAAAAGTGCTTCATGCCATTAATGATCCATTACAGCAACAATTATATTTAACAGGAATAACTTTATATAAAGATTTAGAATTTAAGTCATTAAGAATTTTAGGGTTCGATATCGAAACTAACGGTGTCATTAAAGATAAAAATTCGTCAATTAAAGTTATTACTAATACTCTCTGGGATGGAAATAGTCTAACTAGAACAATCTTTAGAGAAGATCACTATAAGAATGAAGGAGAAATGTTAGTAGCTTGGTCCAACTATGTCCAAGAAGTAAACCCTTCAGTAATGACTGGTCATAATATATTTGGATTCGATTTACCTTATATGATGCACGTTGCTAAATTGAATAAAGTAGAATTAAATATAAGTAGAGACGGTGGCTCCCCAATTGTCGCAAAAAGAGCTAGAAAATATCGTGTCGATGGAAGTCAAACTTGGGACTTTTTTAATATTGAAGTCTTCGGAAGAGATATTATTGATGGTATGTTCTTAGCAGTAAAATATGATGTTGGACGAAACTTCTCTAGTTGGGGACTAAAATCTATTATTGAAGCTTTAGGGCTAGTTAAAGAAGGAAGGCAATTCTATGATGCATCTAAAATTGGAGAAAACTGGAGTGACTTAGTCGAAAGAGAAAAGATTGTTGAATATTGTAAAGATGATGGTGACGATTCTATCAGTATCTTTAATACTATGACTCCTGCGTTCTTTTATTTAGCTAGGTCCATTCCTAATACGCTCCAAAACATTATTAATAGTGCTTCTGGAAGCTGGTTAAATAGCATTATAGTTAGAGCCTATATGCAGAATGGTAAGTCTATAGCAAAGCCTAATGAGCCTACAACCGTTACTGGGGGCATCTCGTTTGGTATCCCCGGCATCCATAAAAATGTGAAAAAAATAGATATTGTCTCAATGTATCCCTCAATAATGAGAGAATGGAAAATTTTTGACGATAAAAAAGACCCTGATGCTATTTTTAATAAAATGGTAGAGTGCTATACTTTAGATCGACTAAAACATAAAAAACTTTTTAAAGAAACTAAAAATAGCTACCATGATGATATGCAAGCTTCCTTAAAAATTGCAATTAACTCTTTATACGGATTGAATGCAACTAGTGGACTCAATTACAATAACTTTCAAAATGCTGATAAAATTACAACATTAGGAAGGCTAATTTTAAGAGCTAGTACAATGTGGGCATCAGGTGAAGACGTTGACTTTTGGTTTCCAGAATATAAAAACCTTGAGCATGATAATCAATATTTCGATTTATTAAAATTAAAAGATTTTACTTCTCATAATTTTTTAATTGTCAATGGTGATACAGATTCAATCTCTTTTAAAAAGAAAGATGAAAGTCCGTTTACAGAAGAAGAAACTAAAACTTTATTAGACGAAATTAATAACATTCTTCCCAATTTAATTACATTTGAGGATGATGGGACTTTTCCAGTTGTAGTAGTTCTTAAAGCTAAAAACTATGTTTTATATGATGGAAAGAAAGTTAAGTTTAAAGGTTCAAGTTTACGTTCATCTCGCCAAGAACCTGCACTTAAAGAAATGATGGACCGTATTCTTAAAGACTGCCTAGTTTTTGAAAAAGAAGATTACGTTAAAGTTTACAACGAATATATTAGGGAAATATTAGATATTAAAGATATATCTCGTTGGGCTAAAAAAGAATCAGTAACAGATACAATGTTTGATAGCGATAGACTGACTGAAACAAAGAAAGTTGAAGCTATCTTAGGTATGGGCGCAAAAGTTGGCGACAAAGTATTTTTATACAACGCTTTAGATGGAGAGGAACCAGTTTTAGATAAAGATGGTAATGAAAAGAAAGATCGAAAAGGTAATACTAAAATGCAACCTAAACGAATTTTAAAGCATATCAGTAATTTTAATAATGATTATGAGCTTGACCATTATCTAAAAAGATGCTACGATTCAATTAGTATCTTAGAAAATGTAATAGATATGGAAAAAATTATTGATTATACTAAAAAAAAGAATAAGGAACTTCTTGAGCAGATAAAATGATTATTTGCGGTGTTTATCAAATTAAAAATTTAGTAACTGGCGACTTATATATCGGCAGTTCTAATGATATTTTAAAAAGATTTAAAGATCATAAGAGAAAATTATTAATTAAAAGGCATCATTCTAGATTTTTACAACTTGCTTATAATAAATATTCACTAATTAATTTTGAATTTACAATAATATGTAAATGTGATAAATTTTTAAAATTGTATATTGAGCAACTTTATATAAATTCAATGAATCCTAAATACAATACCGCCAAATCTAGTTGTGCTCCAATGGAAGGGAGAAGACATTCAGAAGAACCCAAGTTAAAATTTAAGAATAGAGTAGTTAGAAAAGGAAAAGATAGTCCAAGTTATGGTAAAAAATGGTCAGATGAATATAAGAAAAAATGGATAGAAATTAGGACTGGCGAAAAACGCTCAGAAGAATTCAGTAAAAAAGTTTCAAAAAAGAACATAGAAACTAATAGTATTAAGTATCTAAAGCCATATCATGAGACTAATCGAAAAAAGGTTAAAAGTTCTGATGGGAATGTATTTAAATCCTTACTAGAGTGTGCTAATTTTTATAATGTTAAAGTTGCTACAGTGTGTGACGTTTTAAAAGGAAGAAGTAAAACATTAAAACGAAAATTTATTTTAGAATATTGTTGACTATAAAGAAATGATAGACTATGATTACTATATAGAAGAAGCTAAGAAACTAGCTGATGTATTTACTAATTACAAAGAAATAGAATAAGGAGTAACAATGACAGAAAAAACAAAATTTAACGATCCTAAACTAATGGAAGCTTATTTAGAACAGGTACTAGATGGTGACTTAAGTGAAGCTCCATATAAGCCTGAAAACATTGACGGAGTAGACTTAGAAACCGTAAAACAATGGGGAGGAGAAGGTGAAGGTGACTCTATCGGATATATTCTTAAAGTAACTGAAGCTGATAAATCGGTATTCGTAGAAGTAACAGGATACTATGATTCTTATAACGGCTCAGATTTTAGTAGCGCTTCAGTAATTTTGGTAGAACCAAAAGAAGTTACTGTAACAAAATACTTTCCTATCAAACTATAATGAACAATAAAACTATCATCATTGGGAGCTATGCTATCAGTCACCATTTTAGTGACTATAACAGAACTCCTTCTGATATAGACTATGTAGTTCGTGGACAACAAACTATATTCATAGACGAGCTGTCTAAGCGTCAAGAAATCCATCATGGTAATCATTTTGACTACTTGTTAGATAACAATAAAGACTCATTCTTTGCTGATCCTGATATGGTATATACGATCAAAGTATCCCACTTAGCTTGGGACATTAACTTCGACAAACACATGAAAGATGTGATCTTTTTGAAGTCTAAAGGTTGTAAACTTATTCTTGAGTTTTATAAAACGCTATATAATCATTGGCAAATTGTCCACGGTAGCAAATCATACATAAACTTGAGTCGTCCGGTTAGTAAATTCTTTCACGATACCATCAGTCGTAAATATGACCACGATTCACTTCATGAGTTAGTAGCTTTTTACGATAGACCTCTCCATGAAAAGATTAGGAAATCTGTGGATAATGCCCTCCCATCTCAAACTAAATGGAACGAGTTATCGCACGAAGATAAAATTAAATGTAGCCTTGAAGAAATTTATGTGATATTCTTGGAAAGATATAGCAATTTTCCTATCTCTCATGGGATAGTAAAGGCTATGAAACAGCTAATTACGAGTATGACTAAAGGGTATTTTAACTTGTTTTTAATTGAGAACTTTGAAGAACTTAGAACATACGACAAAACTCACCTTAAACTGAAAATGGAGCAACTATGACACCTAATCAACATGACCAACAGACCTCAACAACACTACAAGATACTGCTACTGCTATTATTGCATCAGGAACCAAAACTCCGTTCTCTACTGCTTTCAAAATTACTCTAGGTATCGGACTAGCTAGACTATCGCTATTCTTATTAGGAGTAGGAGTAATTGCTGGTTCAATTGCTATTTATAACTTGACGAAGTAGGAGTAATTATGACAATTCGTTCACCTAGGAAAATTCTTCAAGATGAGTTTAGTCCAGAACAGATTATTGAAATGGCTAAAAATGTCTTAGAATCTTACAATAGTAATACTTTAAATAAATTGAATCATTTATTTATTTCTTATTTAGACCAATATCCTATGAATACAAGAAGACGTTTAGCTGAAGAAGCAATTAAAGACTATGCTTTATATATTCTAATAACTTACAAATAAGGAATAGCTATGAAACAATTTACTATAAGATTTACTACAGAAAATATTTCAAATTGCGAATGGATATTTGACCAAATCAAAACAGGTAAGTCTTCCAACGGTATCTCAATAAATGCTATTGCTGATGGTGACTTATTCCAAAGAGTAGATATTTTAGAGCAACAGATTGATATTTTAATGGACAATAGTTACGATCTTCAAAATGAAGAAGCTGAAAATTTTGAAAAGTTAGAAGAAAAATTACAAAATACTTACAAAAGAGAAATATAACCATGAATCTTCTTCAACTAAACAAAACACTCAAATCTACTCCGTATACTCTTCCTAAAGTAAACTACGACTTTTTACAAAAAGTAGTAATAAATTGTGGCAACTCCGATATTGCAATTACTGGAAGGCTGTGTTACGATCAGTATAAGTTAGCTAAAAAGCTATTACATAGAAATCTATGTAAAACTAAAACAACATAGAAAACTATGTAAAAAGGTAGGAATATGAACAATTTAACGCAAAAACTTACAACTCAAAAAACTGGTCTAGTAGAGTATTTAAAGCTAAAAGTTCTACAAGAAGATTGGCATGCTGTAGCAGATGCATCTATGGACATTCGTGAAATTGAAGCTAAACTTCAGCTACTAAAACAATTAGACGGAGACAGTAAATAATGGCACTTCAAAATATTCCAGACTACTCTATACTATTTGCAGTAGTATTCTGCGGAGGTTTGCTAGTAGGAGCTACAACAACATTAATTATTACAAGCTTGTCGGAAGCTAGAGAACGAAAAAGAGATAGAAGGGAGTAGTTATGAAAACAACTACTGAGCTACTCCGCTGGTTCTATAGCAACTATCCTCGCTTAGTTGAGGAAATGAGAAACTGCGACCACAACTTATCCTACGATGAGCCCAATAGCTATCATTTAGAAGGCGATGTTTGGTGTCATGTTATGATGATTCTGAAACAGATTCAACAAGCTAACTACTTGACTGATTATGATAAGTATATCTATTCAGTTATAGCTCTCTGTCACGATTTAGGGAAGCCTGAAGCGCGACAAATCAGAGACGGTAAAGTAACATTCTACAACCATGATGCTATTTCAGCATTTAAAGCTATCGAAGTACTAAATCACTTAGCACTTTCCCAAGAAGAAAAAGAAGTAATCTTTCAAACTATAGCTCACCATACTCAAGTATTCAGATTGACTCGTCAACAATTATTTGACAAGCTACTTGACGCTAAACTTAGAAATACTATAGAAACTTTTGGAGTATTCGACCATGATGGACGTTTTCATGATAATCAAGAAGTAGAAAAGTCTTATACTTTATGTGAAGATTTGGTAGTAAAATATAGCTCTCAGAACGCTCCTAAAACTGTTACTGTAATGGTAGGACTTCCTGCTAGTGGTAAATCTACTTATATTGAACAAAACGCTTCAGAAGGCTCGTTTATCGTATCTAGAGATAGGATTGTAGAAGACTTAGGAGACGGTATTACTTACTCTGAGAAGTGGTATAGTGCTAATCAAAAAGAAGTAGATGAAGTGCTTCAAGAAGTATTCAAGCAAGCCAAAAAAGAAAACGAAGTATTTGTCGATATGACCCATTTGAGTACTAAGTCTAGACGTAGAACTTTGTCGCATTTCGGTAAAGAGTGGAAGAAGAAGTGTGTGGTAGTACTACCAAGTTTGACCCAACTAACTAACAATAGCGAATATCGTAAAAATACTACTGGTAAATTTGTATCGGATAGTGTAGTATTAGAAATGATGAGTAGGTTTAGCAGTCCTACTTATAGCGAAGGGTTCGATGAGATTGAGTGGAGATTTTAATATGGAAAAAAGTAAAACAAATAGTGGATTTAATGCGTAGAATTGATCTAGTAGGGAAAAGAAAAGATAAGTTGGTGGTTATGTCTTTTTTAGAAAAGAGAGGAAAACATTTATATTGGAAAGCGTTATGTGATTGTGGTAAGGAAAACAAAATATCTAGTACAAATTTTCTTCAAAAAGAAACTGCTTCGTGCGGTTGTACCAGAAATAAAAAAGCTAGCGATAGGTGGAAAGGTCAAAAAAGAAAAAATACACTACCTGAAGGAGAAGGATCATTATCTTGTTTAATAAATCAATATAAACAAGGGGCTAAATTAAAAAATGTTCCTTTCTCTTTGAGTAGAGATGAATTTAGACAATTGACAAAAAGTAACTGTTACTACTGCGGAAGAAAACCGGAAAATATCATAAAAGGTAAAAGAAGTAATGGTGAATATGTCTATAATGGAATTGATCGCATAAATTCAGATTTAGGTTATTCATATTCTAATTGTGTTACATGTTGCGTTAAGTGTAATACATCAAAAATGGATTATTCTTTTTCAGAATTTATCAATTGGGCTGAAAAATTAGCAAATAATTTATTGAAAATGGGAGATATCCAATTAGATGAAGAAGTTTATTTAAAACTGGAAAAATTATAAAAAGTATATTGACAGAATAATATAAATAAAGTATTATCAATTTGTCTAGGTAAGAATATGATTTAGATCGGATTCGAGCCAAAAGAGAAGTTAGAGTATTGAATCATTCTCGTAAACAATACTTCCACCTAGACATTTTATATATCCGAGTTCGTTTATGTAGTAAGACGGGAGATTGTGATTCTCCTCAAAAGGGTGCAAATCCCTTACTTGGAACCATTAAGGAGCATTATGTCATTTAAAACTTGTTTCACTAAAATCTTAGCAGTTAATCCTCATCCGGATACTGAGACTACAGGATTAGATATCGCAACAGTTTACGGATTTAACATTGTTGTGAAACGCGGATCAATGAAAGTTGGAGATATCGTTTACTATATCCCTATTGACTCAGTATTACCTCAAGATTTAGAAGAACTTATTTTTCCACCGACAGGGAAAGTAAAGTTATCAAATTCAAGAGTACGTCAAATTAGACTTCGTAAATTCCCATCGGAAGGTCTGTTAGTGGAAGCCGATACTATCCACTCCTTCATGGTAGCACAAAGAGCTTTACGCCCACAAATTACTTCTAATGCGATGTTAGAGCAAGATACTAGCCATATTTTAGGTATTAAAAAATTTGAACCACCTGCTCCAAAAGAAACTATTTCAGGTAAACCTATTACTTCTAAAAAAAGATTAGCTGAACACCCTCAATTTCATAAGTATAATGGGTTAGATGCACTAAAATGGGGTAATCCTTTTACCGAAGACGAACAAGTATCTATTCAACTCAAAATGCACGGAACAAATGCTAGATTTGGTAAATTAGCAACAAAACCCAAAAACCTATTTCAGCGTATTTTGAACCTACTTAAATTATTACCAGAGTATGAGACTAGATACGGTAGCAACAATGTGGATATTACTCTTAAAAACGGCGCTAGTGGGTTCTACGACACTGACGTATATGGTACGGCTTTTAAAGCTTGTAATGCTGATACTAAAGTAAAAGAGAATGAGATGATATTTGGAGAAATTGTAGGTGAAGGTATTCAGAAGAATTACCACTATGGACACAAGACTCCACATTTTGTATTATTTGATGTCAAAGTATTTACTGATAAAAACGATTTAAAAGGTCGTTGGTTAACTCCTTCAGAAGTAGAAATTTATGCTAAAGAAAGAGGATTTGAGATGGTTCCTGTGCTATATAAAGGCTTTTATGACAAAGCTACTATGGAATCATTGATCTCAGGAGTAGATCCTTATTACCCTCCACATAAAATTAGAGAAGGTATTGTTATTAAATCTGAGAGTAACTATAATGATCCAATGAGTAGTGCTGGTAAGAAAGCTAGAAAGGTTATTTCACCAGAATACTTGGATGATAAGTCAAATACCGATTTACACTAAAGGATCAACCATGAGTGAAATTATTTTCCTAACAATTTTCCTATTAGTTCAACTATTTGCTATATTTATCGCTTTTACTTTCAGTAAAGTTATAGCAGGACTATTGACTTTAGTTTGTTTACCGTTTATAGTAGTTTACTTAGGAGTTATCCTAGATAGGGGAAATAATAATGAAAACCGTTGACCAATACATAGAAATGTTACAATACTGCTTACCTTACGATAACAACGATATAGTAAAAGCTATTGAGTTCGGTAGACAATTAGCTCTACTTGAGGTAAAGTCTAAGTTGACAGGAATGGTTGTAAACGGTACAGTTAAAGGTGTAGTTACTGAGGAGCAGTTGGAGAAGTTATGATTTTACAAGATGAAGAACAGTGTTTAGACTTTTATATTAGAGAATTTGATAGAAGTAATTTCACTCACGTTAACGATACCAGTATTGGAGAAAGTGTATCTTATGTTATGTGCGAAGATATTTGTAATCTACTGAAAAAACTTAAAAATTCTAAACAAAAGATAAAAGAACTCGAAGAAGACTTATATTATTCTTATTACTTTTAGTATATGAGCCTTAAATCTCCTTCCAAATACTACTCACTATCCTATCTCCTCCTAATCAAACAGAACAATTACTATCTCAACTACGACTTTCAGCCAGAAGAAGTAGATGCACTTATTTGGCAGAAGCAACAAAAGCTGTTACCTAAGCCTCAAATAAATATAGAAGATATTACTTCAAAGCTTTGTACTAGCTGTAAGAAAGTGAAAGATTTAGTGGAGTTTGATAGGGACTCGTCGAAACTTTTGTTGAGACGATCACATTGTAAGAAATGTAGAAAAAGAGTTCCTTTTTAATTGGGAGAATTTATGAAAAATATTAGCAATACTTTTGTTACTTCAGATTTACATTTCGGACATAAAGCGGTTATTGAATACTGTAATCGACCATTTAAAAGCCTAGAGGAAATGGACGAAACTTTAATTAAAAACTGGAACAAGGTTGTTAAACCTATAGACAAAGTTTATGTATTGGGCGATTTCTTCATGTATCACAAAAAACCTAAGCTGAGAGAGATTATGTCTCGTTTAAACGGCACTAAGATTTTAGTACTAGGGAACCACGACATGAGCGATAGAGAGATGGAATCTATAGGATTCTCTTTTGTTTGTAGAAGTGCAACTATAAATTTAGCTAATGAATTAGTAAATTTGTCACATTTCCCATATAAAAGAAGTAAGTTATACTACCTATTTTGGGATACGCTACATAAACTATTTCCTAAACGATTTTTTAGACCGAGAAGATTTCATTATATGTTAGAGGATGATGGTAAGTACCTTCTACATGGGCACACGCATGGGAAAGATAAAGTTACTGCTGGTAAAATGATTCATGTTGGTGTAGACGCTTGGAATTATACTCCTGTACCTTTACAAAAGATTGCGGATATTATCGGTAAGTTGAAAAAAGGTGAAATAATTAGTTGACAATACTTTTTAGCTATTGTAAACTATATTTGAGCTAGCGATGTGGTAAGCTGAGAAAGTTGTTACAAGAGGTTCGATTCCTCGGGTACTAGATGGGTTCATAACAACAAGTAACTGGAGACACTTCCTTTGCCGGCACGACAAGAGTTCCTGCGAGTACCTTCAACAATCGTGTACTGGTTGGTACTTTAAATAGAAAAGTCAGAGTAGCGCCTGACCTAGCTCATTATTTAAAGGTTCTACTGTAAAATTTGATGATTAATAATTGGAGCTTTTCATATTGATGTTCAAGCTGGAAAGTAGCGCCTCTGACAATGCTGACTCAATATAATACTAGTCGAAAAGTAGGTGCGGTTCGCTTTATACCGCTTAATGAAATGGATGATCAGCGTACCATTAGCCTTTAAATCCTTTATTCGGAGATAATTATGATTACTTTAATTTTTGTGCTAATATACTACTATATACTCTTCAATAGTTCAACTACTGAAACAGATTTATATAAACAATATGACTATATCGGTATTTGTAAATCAAATCCTTGGGACTAACAAATGACTAAACTTATACTAATACTACTACTAACATTAGCACCACTATCTTACGCTAGTGCTCCTATTAACTATGCTTCAGGTATTGATCCTGCTTCTTTTGAAAAGCTCCATCCTAAACTTAAAGATATTGCTTATTTTGTAGCATCATTTTGTCAACAGAACGGTATTAAGTTTGTAATTACTTCTACCATTAGAACAAAAGAAAGGAATCGTTTAGTTGGTGGAAAGAGCGAAACCCACACCTCCGGACGTGCGTTCGATTTCTCATTAAGAGAAGAATATGGTTGGACTGATGATAGGATCATGCTACTAGTTTATCAAATTGAGAGAAACTATAAAGAGTTTGGAGCTTACTCATTAAACGGAGGTAAGCAAGTAGTAATCTTTAATCATAGTGCAGAATCTGGTAAGGGGGGATTGTACCATTCTCATATTCAAGTAAGAAGAGATTTACCGTGGAATTGATTAATGAAGAATAAATACCAAGATAGAATAGGATCTATTATTAGAGGTTGTCTAGTATTAGAATGTTTTAAAAAAGACAATATACAAAATCCTTATTTTAAAGTAAAATGCAAATGTGGTAATATTTTTACAATAGCTAGTACTACTTTATGTAATAAAGCTTATTCAAATAAAGATTCTAATTGTGGGTGTATTGTTAGAGTAACGTCTAATGGTAAAAAAGATGGTAGGATAATTCCTGAGAATAATATAGGTAAAACAATTAGACAATGTAAAATATTAAGCTATATTCCTAATTTACAAAAACCAAAAGATAAAAGTTCAGGTAAATATGAGTGCGTTTGTACTTGTGGAAATACTTTTATTATCTCTCATAGTCATTTATTTAAAAAGCAATTAAAGAACATTAGAGCTAATTGCGGATGCTTCAGAGAAGAGCCGAAAGAATACAAAAGAGAGTACGATTCTGCAACATATCATAGACTTTATCAACATAAAAAATATACTACCATTCGTAGAAATTTAGAATTTTCTTTATCTGAAGAACAATTCATTAATATATCAAAAAAGCCGTGCATATATTGTGAAAAAGTGACATTAAGGAACTCTTATATAAAAGTAGAGGATACCTTTGGTTCCAATAAAGGAAAAACTGGAGAATTAATTCTTAGTAATATAAAGGGAGATAGATTAAAGAATGTAGATAAGTATACTGTACCATGTTCAGGTATAGATAGAATAGATAATAGTAAAGGGTATATAGTAGATAATTGTGTACCATGTTGCACTTATTGTAACACCATAAAAGGTACTAGAACTGTTGAAGAGTTTTACAAAAGAGTAGAAGATCTTGCACCAACTCATGAACAGTGTGCTAAAATCTTATCAGTCAAAAGAAAACGTGAGAAAAAATAATGGAATATAGAGCTACTACCGAAGACATTACAATCCTCGTTTCTACTCGTTACAATCACGAAAAGTCCAGTAACGAATCTACTTACTACAACTACTCAGTTATCTTCCTAAACAATACCATCTTCGATTGGGAAATAGTTGGTAGGAGCTTAACAGTACGTCCTAATACAATGGACAATCAATCTAAAGATATCACTATAAACAGTCTCAGTCAGTCAATTAAAGGTGCTATTCTACCTTACGAAGGTGAGTACGTCTACGATACATTCTCCGCTAATAACGGACCAGTAAGCGTTCGTGGCTACTACGTTTTAAGAAATACTACAACTAACCAGCTACTTGAGGTAAAGTTCCCATTAACATTCTTTCCGAAGGTAGACTATGACCTTTTCTGAAGTACTATTCCTAATCCCATTACTGATTCTGTGGATGAGTTTAATAGCTATAACTACTGCCAATATGATTAAATTCACGTTTATTGCTGTCAAAGAACGTGATTATAATTTCTTAGCTCAAGCTTTTCTCTTGACAATTATCCCGATACTGTTAGTATTCTTGTTAGATACCTAGGAGGTTCTACTTGGGAAGAAATAAGGACATATACTCGGAACCCAAAAGCGGAGAAGTAAAATCTCTCAAAAAGAGAATAGCTAAGTTAGAAAATGAAAATAGGCGATTAAAAAGCGAACTTAAAACTTTTGAAGCTATGTTTCGTCGTACTGTAATATACTTGAAAAAAGATACCGAAGAGCTTAGTATTGAGCAGATTATCAAAGGTGTGGATGACGATAAGACGCTGTTCCAGATTAAAGAAGACAATAAAGGTAAATGGGCTTGTCATAAATGCGAAGATGGAGAATTACGCTTAATTATTGTACCTCAAGGACGTTACTTTAGAAAATGTAATAAGTGCGAGAATAGAACAGATACAAAGACTTATCACGATAAAGTGGAGAAATAGTTATGAAATGGGTAAAATGGTTAATTGATTGGTGGATAGATTTTGATCCTGTATATTATGAACCTTTAGTAAAGGTTACAGATCGTTACTGTAAAGGTTCTCAACATGAGTTTCCTCGTTATGTGACTTACAATAGTGTTATAGGAGCTAAAGATACCGATTTTTGTCAGTGTCGTAAATATCGTGCTAAAGAGTATTTCGATTTACAGATTTCAGAAATGAGAGAATTGTTATACGGTAAAAATGAACATACAACTAAAATGTAAATATTGTGATTCTGTCATTGAAGTACCGTTAAAGTGGGCTATTGATAATCAAAGAGTTTTTTGCAATTTCTGCTGTAAATCCTTTGACGTATCAGTTCAAAGTGCTCCAGACGAAGCCAAACAAGACCATTCTGCTGTAGAACAAGAAGTACAATCTATAGTTAACAAAGATATCGAATCAGAAGAAGCGTTATATATCGCATCCGATGAAGACGACCAATGGAACTTTTATGACGGATTACCATTTTAGGAGATTATGAATAAAGTAATACTATTTCCCGAATATAAAAACGAAGCTATAGTAAAACCTTTTCTGTACGATCTTTATAGCGATAAGAAACTTGCGACCACTTACTTCAACAATATTACTAGACCTAATAATGAAACTGAAGCTAGACAGTATGTTGACGATATACTAAGTTGGCAAGCTTATAAAGGCTACATCATACTATACGAAGGTATAATGGTAGGAGAAGTTGGTTACTTAGCTAACAGTCCCAATCCATTAAACGTAGTAATCAGAGAACAGTTCCAAGGTAAAGGAATAGCTAAAGAAGCCATTAAACAAATAATGGCGCTTTACCCAAATAAAACATTTACAGCTACTATTCTATCTGATAATATAGCTTCTATAAGCTTGTTTAAAAGCTTAGGGTTTGTTAAAACCGGAAGAGACGATTACTATCAACTGGATATCTACGAGTATAATTATGAGCTATAAATTAATTTTAGGTGATTGTTTACAAGAAATTGATAAATTAGCATCAGTAGACCATGTTCTAACTAGTCCTCCCTATAACAGGAAAAGAAACGACAAATATTTACATTTTAAAGATCAAAATAATAATTGGTATGAAATGAATAAGCAAGTAATTACTAAACTACTAGCTATAACAAAGGGTTATATATTCTACAACATTCAAGCTAATTATTACAATAGAGCTGACGTTTATCGTTTAATTGGTGATTTTGCTAATGAAATTAAAGAAATCATAATTTGGGAAAAATCTAACCCTATGCCAGCTTCAGGTAATAGTATTACTAATTCTGTAGAATATTTTTTAGTTTTAGGTAACAAACCACTAAAATCCAATAAAACTTATACTAAAAATATCATAACTACCTCAGTTAATTCTAATATGCCAAAAATACATAAAGCTGTCATGAAGCAAGAAGTATCTGATTATTTTATTAATAACTTTACCCAAGAAGGTGAGACGGTGCTAGACTGTTTTAGTGGTTTAGCTACTACTGGTGTAAGTTGTCTAAAGAATAATAGAAATTATATAGGTATAGAATTAGAAGAAGTTTACTATAACGAGTCAATTAAAATATTGGAGAAATTGTCATGATTGGTTTGGAACAAATAGGACTCATTATCGGATTAGGATTTGTAATAGCTTTACCTATTGCTACGTTGCTAATTCTTAGGAGTAAATACGGTGGAAAATAAGTACTTAGAAAAAGGACAATCTCTCATATTACCATTTGGTATATTTACTGCTCCTATTTCTGGAAATTACTCTATACATGAAGATTCTTGTTTATACAATCCTTCTTATATAAATATTTTTAATATAGTAAAAAGTAGCATTACAATAGATAGCAGTAAACTTGAAGGCTACTATACTAGTATTCCTAAACAACTAGACCAAGTACTTGAATACGTGAAAGATCGTTATAAACTTAACAATGATACTGCTAATAAACTCTATATAGCTGGTGGAGCGATTCGTAGTTTAATTTTAAACGAAGAAGTCAAAGATTACGATATCTTTATTGAGAATGACGAAGTAAAAACGCTTCTACTAGAAGAATCTAAAACCAAATGTAATGGTTCTTATATCTCAGATAACGCTATTACTTTATACTCTCCTTATGGTCAGATTCAAATTATTACGACTAAAACTGGCTTTCCTTGGGAAGTAATTGATGAGTTTGACTTTGTAATGAATCAGAACTACTACTGTCCTAATCTAACAGTAGCAGGAGTTTGTGATGGGTTGTATATTGCCGATATTGATACTGTAATGAGTAAGAAGCTCAAGATAAATAAACATTGTCGTAACAAGCTCGGAACACTAGCTAGATTAGCTAAGTTTTTAGAACGTGGCTACTTACCTCCAAATAAGTTGGACTTAGTAGAGTTAGGAATAGCTATTTCAAAACTTAATCCAATTACTACCTTGACAGAATTAGCTTCCGAGAGTAAATTGTACTTGAATGCGGAAGAAGTTTCAGGTCTATGTGATGGGACTACTTTAGCATTTTGTAGTGACGAAGAGATAGATAGTTTAAATAATAGAGGGAGTGGGTTATGAAGTATGAGATATCTGTTCATAAATATAAGTACTCTCAAAGCAGTAGACGTAATATTTTAAAAAAGCTATCAAACCAAGGTTTTATAAATTATATAGGTCAAAATAAAACACACTACTATTATACAATAACTTCAGAAGTTGGAATGACCGAATATAGGAAGAGGAAATGAATAGCGAAAAGAAACTAATTATTAGCTTAACTGGTGCCAAGAAATCAGGTAAATCTACAGCTGGTGAGATTCTGTCTTACATGTTCCCAGATGCTAAAGTTACAGCAATTGCTGGAAAACTTAAACAAGCTTGCTCAAATGCATACGATTTAGAGCCTATCTTTTTCGAGTCTCAGGAGCTAAAAGAAACAAATCTAATCTACCCCATTAAGACTGACGTATTGAAGCTATGCGAGCTTATTAACAGCTTTAAAGTTAATAAAAAAGCTATCAAGATTGACAGTAATCTATTGGAAGAGTTTGCTACTTATAAAATGCAGAATCCTCGCCATATTATGCAACAAGTCGGTATGTTAATTCGTAACCTGTTCGGTAGCGATATCCACATGAAACACTTGGACCTGTCCCATGACGTAACTATCGTAACTGATGTTAGGTTTAAGAATGAGTTTGATTGGCTAAATAAGAGGAAAGATGCTATTCATTTACCGCTATACGTTAAGAATGATCTAGTTGAAAATTCAGGAGATCTCCATATTTCTGAACAAGAGTACTTGACATTTAAAGATAAGTGTGTAACTATCGACAATAGTAAATTGGATATCATGGACTTCTCTGAACAAATTGAAGACGTTATTTTTAGTAGGTTTAGCTAGTGACTTATAGAACAGAAGAAACTGACGAAATTAGATTAATACAAGAAATTGCTTACAAGGGTAGAACTATCCTTACTTGGTATAACCAGACTAAGAAGCTATTTAGTTTAACTATCTTTAACTATAGAGATCAACCTAATATTGTAGCTAAGTTATCTACATTAACTAATTGGGGATATCCTACTTATCACGGTGAAGAGTCAGAAGATCATGCTGAAGGTGCTGAAATATCAGCTTTATTTATTGAAGATTTATTGAAAGAGAATTACTGGTGGGAAAATGATGCTAACTTTTTTATCCCAGAAGAGACTTGGAAGCTATTAGAAGAAGTTACAGGTGAAGTTAGAGGAGTTCAAGAGGACTTGACAATTAAGCGACCTAAGCTTACACTTATTAAGAACGAGGAGTAGTTATGGATTATGGATCGGTTTATTATAGCGAAGTTTTAGATAGAATTGTAATAGTTACTACTGGTATAAGCAATGACATGGTAGTAAAAGGTATTAGTAAATCAAATCAAACATTCCAAGTATCGTCTTTTGATAAAGATAAAGTTTCAGATGAGTTATTGAAAAAAGATTATGAACTTATTGGATACTTATAGGTGATGATATGAACAATTTAAGTTTTTTACAGAAAGCTATAGAAATGATGGAAAATGACTCAAGATTAGTACTTTGTGGCAGTTTAGCTTTAATCTTATCTAAGAATATACCAGATAGAGAAGTAAATGATTTAGATTTTGTCTTCATTGATGCTCCATCTAAGTTTAATTTAACTAATCATTATAAAGCAAGAGAAGATCATATTTATGAACAAGAAGGTTATGTTTGCTACAAAACGTATGTTTCTCCTCATGGAAATCATGCCAACATTTTTGTATTTGATGATCATAAGTCAATTTTAATTGAAGAATTGACTATATTTGGTAAAACTATTCTTATTCAAAATCCAGAACAAATGTTACAATATAAAAAATTATACGATAGACCAAAAGATAGAAAAGATTTAGGTATTGAAGAAAAAGTTTTTACTTCAGATGATATCCCATTTTAGGAACAACTATGACGCAACAACAAAAACCCTCACTAACTGATACAATCAAAGAATGGGGTAGTATTATCCTCTCAGGATTAGGAATTGTATTCCTTCTGACTCTGCTAAGAAAAGACAACGGTAGCGAGATTCAAGGCTTAAAATCAGATATCAAAGATGTTGAGGACAATATTAAGGACATTGAGCTAAGTGATCCTAGTATCGATGAGATTATTAACAGATGGAACAATAGGAATAAGTAAATGACTTTTATTTTATTTGGTATATTACAGTTACCACCAAAGACATTCAACTATTTCGTAAGATACAATACAGTAAAAGAGTGTGTAGATGCTCGTAAATCCTTAGAACGTAAATATGGATTTCATAATTTTTCTGGATTTTGTGCAATAGAGGTAGTAGAATGAAATTAGGCGTATATATTGAACCAAATGGGAGACTTTTAGAAGTAGACCGATGGAGTGGTTATTATTATGTTTATGATAGACAAAAACTTGTAATAATTGTTTTTCACAATAGAGAAAAAGAATGGGAACATTATTTAAAAATTTGTAAATATAAAGGTAAGCTATGAAAACTATATTAATATTTCTACTAACAACCAATTTAGTATTTGCTCAAGATGCTGTTATCATTAAAAAAGGTCAGAAAAGTCCTATTGATGGAGTAGTAATTACAGAAAATCTTGCAAAAGAGCTTGACAAGAGTTCTCGACTTGTGGTAGAGTACCAAGAATTAGGTAGACTCAACAAAGAGCTTATCGAAAAACAACAACAGAAAATTGACCATCTTGAACAAAAAGAAACAATCAATATATTTAAAAACATTGGCTACTTCATCCTTGGTGGTGCAGTTGTCGCTTTATCAGTAAAGGCATCTAAATGAAAAATTATGTCATTTCAAGCTATATCCCAAATACGCATATTGATGATAAGTTTGTCAGAGTATTAAATAATTTTACAAAACATACTGACTCTGAGTTTAAGTTACTGCAATGTAAAGAGAATTATAATAAAGATCATGAAATGCCATTAGAATTGGCTATTATTGAAGAGTTTGGTAGTGTTATTAGTACAAAATCTTTTAACTTAGGTAAACATCTCCATGTATCTGATTTTAGAATAAGTATAAATACTATCGATCCTATTTCTGGAATGGAATCATTTGCTTCCAAGCATGGTTGTATGATATTACCGTTTCCACGCCATAGATTTAAGACTGTACCTAGAATGTTAAAAGAGTCACAAACGCCTAGAGCTATTTGGTGTACTGGTACTATTTCAGAAAATGATAGTTATAAGAATAACAAGTCTGGAACTAGAATGAAAGACTATCATGTAAAAGGTGCTTTATTCGTACAATTAGATGAAAAAACTGGTAGATTCTCAATTAGACAGCTTCAATTTGATGGTCAAGGGTTTTACGATTTAGATAAATATTATACTGAATCATCTGTGAAGACCGTAAGACCTTTAGCTATTTCTTGTGGAGACGACCACGCTTTATTTCAATCTCCTATTGCCATGAAGAAAACAGAAGAGTTTATAAACCAAGTAAAGCCTCTTAATATCTTTAGACATGACACTTTGGACTTTGGTACAGCAGGTTCTCACCATTTGATCGGTAAACATTTAACTAAATCTAAACTCCCAATGACTTTAGAAGAAGAGTTAAAGTTAACTTCAGATACTATTGCTCGTTTTGAAAAGCTTTTTCCATTTGCTAAACAATATATGGTAGCAAGTAACCATCCTGAGCACTTAGATCGATACTTAGATGAAGCTAGATACTATGATGATTACCCAAATCACATTATCGGTTTAGAGTTAGCACTAGCTAAAGCGCAAGGTAAAAATGTATATCAATACTCTATGGAAAAATATAATAAGCTAAATAATACTACATTTTGCTCAAGAAAAAGTAGTCTAAAATTAGCAGGTGTAGAATTGTTAGATCATGGAGATGAAGGCTCGAATGGAGCTAAAGCTACCCCTAAAGAAAAAGGTATTGTTTACTCAGGTAAGTCCATTACAGGACATACTCACTCACCAGAAATTGGTGTATTTGGTAATTTTGTAAACGGTACTCTTACTCATTTAAGTCTACCATATACTAAAGATTCAGGTAGTAGTTCTTGGTTGTGGACAAATACATTACTTTATCCTAATGGTAAAATGACCCATATTCATATTATACCGGAGTAGAAGTATTAAATTGTGTTTAAGGTGTCATATTTACAAGAAAGAAACAGATTTTGGATTTAAAAGTAGTGCCGGTAAAGGTAATGTTTGTAGAGGGTGCTGGTCTAATAATCCTTATAAAGAAATATCTGAAGAAAAGTTTACTTTCATAAAGCATTGTAAAAAATGTAACAAGTATTATCCTAGAACTTTAGAGTTTTTCTTTAAAAAATTAAAGGCTATAGCAAATGATTGTAAAAAGTGTTCATTGACTAGAAATCATTCATATTACAAAAACAATTCTAAAACTATTTTAAAACAGAAACAAAAATATTATATTGACAATTTACCAAAAATTACAAAATATAAGCGTAAATATAACAATACAGAAATGGCTAGAATTCGTTATAAAAAATTATATCAAAAAAGAATTAATTGTCCAATAGAATACTTAAAAAAGAATATTTCATCTAGAATAGTAAATGTGTTAAAATCTAAGGGGAAGAAGAAGTTGAAACTTACGGAAGAGATTCTGGGTTGCAACAGATTTCAGTTTTATGAATACCTGAAAAATACATTTGAGACTAATTATGCGATAAAATGGAACGAAAGCTATATAAAATTACTGAATATTGATCATATCAATCCAATTTCGCTAGCAATGAATGAAAAAGAGGTATATGAATTAAATCATTACACTAATTTACAATTCTTATACAAAAGAGACAACCTTCAAAAGAATAATAACTTAGATTGGAAATTAGACTTGACAAAAACTAAATTGTTTGATAATATTAAAAAACTTAACCTACCTATAGAGATTATATCTAATGTCTGAAAAAACAGCTAAACGTCTTAACATAGACAATATTACTACATTTCTTGAAGACGGTATCGATATTGACAATCGCAAAGTTCAAATATTTCAAGATATTGACCAAAAACTATCAGCTAAAGTTATCAGCGGTATCCAACTAATGTTAGCTAAAAATAAAGAAAATCCTATCGATATTTATATCAACTCGTTTGGTGGCGATATCTATTCGGGGTTTGGTTTATACGACTTTATCAGCTTATTAGACGTTCAAATAACGATCACAGTAGTTGGTTGTGCCATGAGTGCTGCTAGTGTCGTCCTAATGGCAGGAGACGTTCGTAAAATGACTAAAAACTCTCGTTTAATGTTACATACTACTAGCGGAGGCGTGGAAGGTAAGAGTTATGAGATCATTACCGATGGAGAAGAACACAAAGTGCTTCATAACCAAATGTGTGAGTTATATGGAGATCGATCTAAAGTAACTAGTAAACAATGGAAAAAAGACTTAGAATATGTTGATAAATTTTACAGCGCTAAAAAAGCATTAGAATTAGGTCTAATTGACGAAATTCTTGAACAAAACTCTTGACAATGATAAAAAACTAATGTACTAATAGTATTTAGGAGTAATTATGTTAAAAATAGTAGACGAAAGTAATGACTTAGAGTTTTCAATTGACGACTTCTCAGTTTCACCTGTAGAAAATGTAGTAGATTACAATAAAGCTAATGACTTAGCGGAAGACGAAATTATTGACTACTATCCTACCCATACATTTCTTAATCCGTTTAGTAGAAACTCAGTAATTGAGCTTAAAACGCCTAATAGAGAGCGATACTCTTATATCATTTCTCCACCAAATGAAATCGCTAAAGTTGGAGAACTACTCGGTAACAATCAAGTAAATATTGCAATGTGGGATTCTTACCCATCTGTTATTAAAAACGTATCTATCAATGATATCACACTATCTAGAAACAACTTATTAAAGGTAAAATTGGCTTATTTTACAATTAAAGTCATTAGAGCTATTATCCCTAACTGGTATATTCAAAAGCCGTTAAAAGCCCACTATTCCACTTATATTGACCGATTAAAGATTAAAAAGAAGACAATATTTTCAAGATTAGTATTGTTTATTGACTCAAAGATTTCAAATGGCAAGCAGTAAAAAGAAACGTATCCATATATTCAAAGCTCCACTTCATGTCGTATTAAGTAGAGATCAAAAGCGTGGTAAGAAATTTATCATCAATCTAAACCAATACAGAAATTGGCACTATAGAACCAGCAACAGCATTAAAATTAAGTATAAAGAACTAATGAAGTCCCAGTTAGACGGAGTAAAGATCAATACCCCTCTTAAACTGACTTTTAAACTATTCAAATCTAGCAACCGTAGATCAGATAGGGCTAATGTTCTTTCCATCCATGAGAAGTTCTTTTGTGATGCTATGGTGGAGTTTAAATGTATCCCTGACGATAATGACAAATATATTGTAGAAACCAGTTATATTAGCGGTGGAGTAGATAGGAAGAATCCTAGAGTAGAAATCCACATTGAGGAGTTATAATGAGACATTTACTGACTGTGCTTTTTTCTCTAGCTTTATTATCATGTACTTCAATTAGAAGTAAAGACAACGATGTAGTAGCTTTTGTTGCTAAGAACTATGTTAATAAAATTTACACAGCCGATGGAGGTCACTGTACTTCTTTTTATGCTGATGTGAACGGTAAGATTCGCCATTTGACAGCGGCTCATTGCTGTAAACAAACTATGTTTTTAGACTCAAAACCTTTAGAGTTCGTAAAAGTAGATTTCGGTAGCGATGTTTGTGAACTATCTATTGATTCTTCAATTAATAGAGGAATTAAACTAGCACTTCAGCCTTCAGAATTAACAGATATTACTCATGTTATAGGGTTTCCTATTGACAGTGAGCTTACTATTACTTCTGGAAGAACCAATAAAACTCTTAGACGAGGATTATTTGACACATTGGTAGTAAGAACAACTTCAGTAGTATTAGGGGGAAACTCTGGTGGACCAGTTGTTAACGATAACGGTGAACTTGTTGGGATTGTATCTCAAACTACAGGTTTTTATAACGGTCTTTTTGTCCCTACTGATATTGTTTTAGATATTATCAAATGATAGAATTATCAGACTTATTATCTCGAATTGAAAAGAACAAGCAAAGGAAAGAAGTTGTCTTTAATTCATTCAGCTTCTTTCTAGAATCTTATAATATCCAAAACGGTCTTGACAAAGTTCCTACTTATCTGATATATTACCTATATAGAAAGTTTCTAAGTAATAATTTAGAAATATTCCCTATAAAAAAGCGACAATTTTTTAAACAATTTAAACAACTCTTTAAGTTAAAGAGATACGGTAAACAAAGATACTACTTACTAGATAAAAAAGTGCTAAAGTTTACTGAAGATGACTTGATTAATAGCAGGATATATGAAAAGAAAAAGAAAGTATGAAAGGGAAATTAGTAGCGTAGACTATATTGAAGGCGTAAAAGGCTGTGATGGTAGTTTAGCTATTAGACCTTTAAACCAAGAAGAGTTGGAGTTTTTAAAGAAGTTTAACGACGAATATGTTGGCGGTAACTTCCAAAAAACTGACAATCTCCATGATTCTTTGATTGAAAAAAACACTGACAAGACTACAGAAATTAAGAACAATATTCAACAACTAAAATTACAATTAAAAGAACTATCATCTTCGTTTAAAAAGACTTGGAAGAAGACTCAGAAGATTATCCATTCAGATAAAAGAAATGCCTTAAAAGAACAAATAGAAGCTTTAAAAGAGGAGCTATTGAAGTATGATGTTAAGGGTAATATTTGGAAAGATCGTTATGCTAAACGTATGGATATGTACCATAGTGAAGTCATGAACGTAAGTGATTTCTTCTCTGATGAAGAATTTAAGTCTGAGTCAGAAATGTTCGATGCTATTCTTAGCCGACAAATTTAAAGTAAATACCTACTGCTACTGAAATAGCGGTCAATACCCCACCAATAATAGTAATATTTTGTTGTAAGTATGCTCTAAACTTAGTCCCATTAGTTTCGTTTAACTGTTTAGCTTTTCTCTCTAACAGTACTTCTTTGATTTGTGGTAGATCGTCTTTGCAGAATATTTGAAATGCTTGTAATGCTGGCATAATTTCAATAATAACTTTATCATCACCGCCAACGTGCTTTACTACTTCTTGAGTATAAATCTTAACTTCAGCTCTCAACTCAGTCAAGTTATCTCTGATAACATCAACTTTATCATCCAATCTCTCAACTCTAGCTTCTAACTTATCAAACTGCTTTTCCATACTCATGAAAACTAACCTCTAAATATTAATTTTGATTGTCCTGTTCTGTCTTATTAACCATTTCTCTAAATGCCGGCTGTTGTGAAATTGACCACAATAACCTATCTCTTTTTGGAGATTGTAATATTTTATCTAATTTATCAGCAAATTCTGTTGCTCCCGGACTACCAGAAGTTCTTAGCTTATTGGCAACATTACTAATTGCTGTATCTTCCATCTTAATTAAACGCTTGGTGAAATCACCTACTGGTTTTACTAGATTTTCTGCTTTATTGGTAACATTTCCTAATGCCGCACCAGTTCTAACACTCATAGAAGAAGGGTTAACAAATCCCCCTAAAATAGAACCTTCACCTTCAAGAGCTTTAGACAATCCAAGTCTAGTATTTAACTCAGAAGCTTTTTGTCCTAATTCTGGACTAATTTCTGTTCCGTAACCCATAGCTCTCTGTAGAGATTCTTCTTTTAAGTTGTCAGCATTCATTAACTTTTGTGCTAATGGAATATCTAAATCTTGTGCAAATCTATTATCAGGAGATAATTCAGATAAAATATCACCAGCTCTATAAGTTGAGCTAATCTCTTTATTACCAGCTTCGTACAATGCTCTAGCTTCTGGACTCATATTTGAAGTAATAGCAGTATCGACCTCTTCAACTAGTTTAGAAACAATTCCCTTAGATTTAGAATCAATATTAGCATTATTAAGAATATTTTTTAATTCTTTTTTGACGTTATTCAAATCAGATAAACTCATTGTTTTATATGATTCTACTTGCTCTTTAATTATTCTATCTTCCGGTATATCTACTTGTCTAACTTTAGGAATAGTTTGTCCCAATTCATCCGTAGTTGTTTGAAGTGATTGAATAAGGTTTGAATTTTCTACCACTTTAGGATTAGTAAACTTTGTAGATTGTCCGAGAGCTTGCGCTTCAGCTTGAGCCTTATTGATAATTCCTTGCATTTTATCCATTGCTCGGTAAATGCCCGGTTCAACTTTTTCATTTACTGCTATATCTTTATATAAATCCAATTCTTTTTGAATTTTAGCTAAATCATCAGGTAGCATTGAAGAACTCTTCAGAGTGTCTTCTAAATTCTTAAGTTGATTAGAAAAGTCTACAGAAGTATCGCCACTACTCAAAGCCTGTCCTACTTTTTCGCTACCTTTTTTATATTGACTTCTAAAGCTATTTAATAACTCCTCAGACGTTTTTAATGCATCAGACTGAAGTTGTTTATTAGCTTTCTCTCCTACTACAGGGATACCTTTTTCGGCAACTCTAAACGCATCAAATCCCTTTTTAACAAATTTAGGAGCCATATCTAAAGTACTTTCAGCAGCTCCTTTAGCTAGCTTCGCACCACCTTTAGCTACAGTTGGTAACGTAGCTCCAGCTACTCCTCCAACAAGTCCACCTAAACCGATATCTTTTCCTACTTCTTGTAGAGTTTCAACGCTAGGTTGTGTCAAATCTTCTTGAGATTCACCAAATCCAGTTAATCCACCTTGAATAGCTCCAGCTTTACCTAGTTGTAGAGCTGACGTTAGTGCTGGAACTTTCCCAATATTACTAACTGCGCCTATGCCTCCAGTAGCGAAACCGGGTAAAATAGCTCCACCAATTTCTGCCATAGTAGTAGAAGTTGGATATTGCTCTTTACCTTCTTTCAAAGTTTGACGCTCTTGTTTTACTTTTTCTCTATATGTATCAAGTAAGTCCGCAAACTTCTTATCACCAAATGCAGTATCGTATAAAGCCTTAGCTCCAGCAGTAGCCTCATCCGATAGTCCAAAAGACGCACCAGAGAGCATTGCTTTACGATTAGCTTCCATAGCACCAACATCAGCTTTACCAAATACGTCAGCATCAGGAGAAACAGGCTCCCAATCATCTGAACCTTGATCTGCTACAGGGACTTCTTGCCAATCGTCTTTATTATTGTCTACCATTTAAAATTTCCTGTGTTCCATCAGAATAAGTAACTCTTGTTTGGTTTCTACTAGGAGAATATTCTTTAGATTTAATAGCTTTATTTGCTTTTTCCATGGGAGCTTGATTAGCTTTATAACCAGCTAAAGTTCCTCCGCTTTGTTCAAAATAATTAGCTTTTTGCGACTTATCTACAGCTTTATTTTCAAGATCGTTTACAAGTCTATCTAGACGAGCTAAGTTATTTTCGGTAGAATCACCTTCATTCCAAGTATTTTGAATGATTCTCTTACCTTCGTTTTCAGTAAACTGAGCACCTAAAATAGCTCTCAAACTATTCATTACAGTAGACTCAACATCAGCTCTAGCTCCAAGAACTTCTTTAGAGGTTATACGATCTGGAAATAGACCAGTTAACCCACCAGTAGATAGTTCTTTGTTTCTAAGCTTATCAGCAACACTTCTTAGTTTACTTATCTCACTTTGAGCTATTTTCTGTCCACCAGAAGTCCAATCTTGGTATTCTTTAGCTACTTGCTTATCTAGTTCTCGTTGACCTGCTGATTGTTTTTCTTTAGTATCTTTACCTAATTTTAACATCTCTAGCTGAAGCATTTTATTTTTGTAATCTCTTTCAAAAGACCTATCTTGAGCTTGAAGTTTACGATTTTCTGCATCAATCTTAGCCTTTTCTTTATCGCTCATAAGCTGATATTGTTCCATAAGTGAAGCTAGTTTTTCTTTGTTATTACTAGAAACAGCTTGTGCTTGTTCAGATGCGAACTGAGCGGCTGGCATTTTAATATTAGTTGTACCGGCTCTATTAGCTAGACCTTCTCCTACTTGAGAAAAAGACTTCATTAATTGATTAGTTAATTCAGTTTGTGCATCTTTATTCCTAGCCTGATCTAAATCTGCTTTATTCTCCATACGAGCATTTTTAAGTTCTTCAGCTAGCTTGTCTCTAAAGTCAGGTTGAGTATCTGTACTCGGACGAACTGATGGAGCTTTTAAATTACTTATAGATTTTAAGATTTGCTGATACTTACTTACCGGACTTTCTTCAACAGGAGGTGTTTGTTGTTGAGGAGGAGTTACTACTTGAGCAACAGGTTCTTCTATTTGTTGGACCTGCTGAGGGTTTAGTAAACCTTCTAATTGTGGAATTTCCGATTGAGGAGCTAAAGGAATTTGTTGTTCTTCTGGGAATGTAAATCCCATCAAATCTTTTAGTTTTTTATCTAAAGGGTTCATTATACTTCCCAAGAGTAAGAATTATTATTAGTTTTCTTTTTATTAGCGTTAGGGTCTTGTTGGTTATTGTAATAATTACCTAATGCGCCAGCAGCATTTCCGACACCAGAAGCTATTTGACTATACATATTAGCCTTTCCTGCACCTGCTGTCAAGGCATTTTGTGCTTGATTACTAGCATAATTTGTATTCATACCAGCTTGAGCCGTTGCTCTATTTAAGCGATTAGTATAATCTTGCTGTAATAATCCCTTGTTATACATTTGTTGTTCATTAGCATTACTAGATGTTTGATTAGCTAAATTTTGTCTACTTGTAGTATTATATTGGTTAGCTTGATTTCTAGTTGAAGCATTAAATCTTTGAATAGCGTCTTGAGCAGTAGCTACATCAGCGGCTCTATTATAGTCCAGATTTTCTAAATTACCTGCTTGACTAGCTAAAGCGTTCATAGCACTTAAACGGCTTGATTGAGCTTGTTTAGCAATGTTTCTAGCGGCATCTAATTGATTTTGATTAGCTTGTTGGTTTGATTGTAATTGAGACGCTAGTTGAGCACCTGAATCTAGTGTACCACGTTGAGCCATTTCGGATAAAATAGAAGCTCTACGAGATTTCTCATCTTGAGTAGCTTTTTCTTCAGCTTCATCTAAAGCAATTCTATCAACTGTTCCCAAACCTGTTTGTGATAATCCTTCCAGTTGAGCTAATACGTCCATTTGTTTTTGACGTAATTGAGGATTAGTAGCAATCTCTTTTAAAGCTGTTTCACCTTGTAACTCCGCAACTAAATCTCCAACGTATTCAGGATTAGTCAAAGCAATTTCTTGAGCTTCTATTGAAGGAATACCAATAGACTCTAAAAGAGCTTTATTTCTTTGATAATTCTGTTCTTGAATAGCGGCAGATTGAGCCGAAGCTTTTTCGGCAGCTTTACCTGCTAAAACTCCACCAATAATATTTGCACCAGCACCAGCTAGTAATCCGGGAACCATCGTAACTCCTATAAGTTGGTTGTATCCAACATTCCTAATAATTTATATAATTCTAAATCTTGAGCGGTATTTTGATTTACACCTAATTGATTTTTTAATCCGCTAGTATTAATTTTATTACCAATATTCTGTTGCAGTTTAGTCAATGCATCTTGATAAGCAGCAAAATCGGCTCTACCTTGTGCTTCAGCACTAGAACCTCCAACAAAATTACCAACTAAATTAGCTAGAGCTAACGGAGCTGTTACTGGGTTAGAGAACATAGCATAGTTTGTAGCGGCTTTTCCGACAGGACTAGATCCTAAAATATTTTGTAACATGCTAGTAGGTAATTCGGCAGTACCTTGAACTGTCCCTACTAAATCAGGATTAACGTATCCAGTACCAAAAGATTGTTGACCTTGTGCATTTTGTGCAACTTGTCTCAATAAATCTCGATTAACTCCTTCATCGGAGTACATATTTCTATAAGCATCATTTTCTGATAAAAGATCACCAAAGTTCTTTTCTAAAGTTTTCCAAGATTGTGCACGTTTTGTGCCAAATGCTCCACCCGAAGAACCTGTACCATATCCAGCACCAGTAATATTACTTGATGCAGCATCGGTCCTAAAACCTCTTTCTGCACCTTGAAGTTGATTTCTGAAGTTTTCCAAATCTAAAGCAGAAGTAGCGTCTTGAGTACCAGCCAAATCTCTATCAGTAAATTGATTTCTATAATCGATACCAGAACCAGTAGTCCCATATCCTTTAGCCAATTCAGCTATAGATTGCAAACGAGCTAATTGTGATTGTTCATCTTGTGAAATTAATCTATTTTTATCAGCAGTAGCAGTTTTAAGTAATCCTTCTACTCCTTGCTCTTTTAATAGATTATATAATCCTTCTCCACCTTTAACACCCAAAGCCTCCGCTTCTAGTTGAGATAGTCCTAGATTAAAAGCATTTGGATCTATATCTTTTCCTGCTAAATAAGGTTCAGCCTTATTTATTACATCGGTAGCATTACCTACTGTATTTTTTAATCTTTCTCTTTCGTTTACTACACCACCAAGAGCATTCTGGATTTTCTGACCTAGTTCGTATTTTTCAGATGCACTCATATTCTGAAATGTTTGAATATTTAACGGAAGCATTACACCTCCAGTTGTAGGGACGCCGACACCTAAGGATGAAGCGGAATCAAATATCTTTTGTAATACTTGAGGATCGAATTGCCCATAATCAGCACCACTATATTGAGGATGAAATTTAGTAGCTATTTCTGAAACATAAGATACTTCTTCAGGATTGATATTTCCAATTGTTTTATTTAGTTCTGCAATTCTATTAGATGCACTACTTAAATCTTGAGTAGCTTTGTCGTACCCTCCAGAATAAGTATTAGCTATTTCATTGAATTTTTTATTCAAATCAACTTTAACCCCATAAGAGTCCAATTCTTGCTGAAATCTATCTCTGAAATATTGTGGGTATTTTTCCCAATTAGAAACAACTTCATTAATTCTGTCATTGACTTCTTTACTACGAGTATTTGCTGTAGCATTTAACTCTTGACGAGCGGTATTCTTAATATTCTCCATTTCCTTTGTTTGATTTTGTGCTAAAGTTCTAGCACCCTTACTAACATCAGAAAATTCATCAGCTACTTTACCAGTAGCACTTTGACCTAAGTTTTTAGCAGTATCGGTCAATATTTTATTGGCATTTCCTTGACCTAATAATAACTCATCTAGCAGTTTATTACCAGTATTATATTCGGTATTAGGAGTAGCAAATGTTCTATTTAATAGTTCAGTTTTAGGACCAGCAGATAAAGCTTGCTTTTGTAATCCAGATAAATCTTGATATTGGTTGTAGGCTTGATTATACCCACCAATCTCACTTAATTCGTTAGGACCTTGATAACTAGCATTTAAAATATCGGATAATCTTTGATTAGATACCGATAAAGGATTCTGTTGCCCATAAGAATAGTAAGTAGGATTAGAAGCATTATAAGTATCAATAGCGTTCTGAGCTTCAGCTTGCGTATTGTACTCTTTAGTTGATCCGTCTCCAAAATTAACTCTAGCTTTATTAGCATCAATTAGAGCTTGGTCCTCAACACTATATGCACCTTGATCGTTTTTAGTCGGAGCATACATTGTAGCTTGAATACCATTTTGAGCTTTAGTTGTAGCCTTACCCGAAGCAGCTTCATTATAGGCGGTTTTAGCTTGATTTAAAGCGTTTCCGTAATCTTCTAAGCTTCCGGCTTGGACACCTTGTTGAAATTGATTTTGAACCCCTTGTAGGTTCTTTCTTGCAATATCGCTTGTAGTAGTTAAGGTATTGGAAACTCCTTTACCTAACTGCTCACTAGATTGTTTATTCTTATCTACATAAGTCTGAACATTAGTAAAGCTACCAGAAGAAGGAGCACTTGTTGTCTTTCTTGAGGTTTGAGAAGCGTATTTACCGTAAGGATTACCATCACTGACATAAGATGAAGAGGACCCACCACCGGAAGTGGTAGGTTGAGAAGGGGCTTGTTGAGGGGTAGATTCAGATTGAGTTTGTCCTACATTCTGTCCAGAAAGTACGTCAGTAGTATTCACCTGAGAAGATGTATTTGGATCTTGTGCGATGTATGCCATTTTTTAGGATATTCCTCTATATATTATAGGTTAATTTTTTATTTACAAAAACCACACAGTTAGAGTTAAATTTGCATTACCACCAATATTCAATACCTTAGAAACTCGAATAATTCCGTCACTTAACGGTGTATAAATTAAAAAGGGAGTTCCTGTAATATTAGGAATAGCACTACTATTATTAGTATCCCTTACATCAATAACAATAAAACCATTAGGGAATCTACCCATATTTGGATTTATGTCAATAGGAGCTTTCAAATTACCGTTTATATCAGTTTTAACTACAATCTTAGTTAATCCCGATGCTAAATTATCAAACGTAATACCGCCGTTCAATATGTCAACAGTTCCAGCCATAAACGGATTGAGAATACGAGCTAACATGCTCATAGTCTCTTGCTGTTCAGCAGGTATTCCATCTAATTCAATTCTTTTAGGTAAAGGTAATCTCATATAATATCCTATTTGTAAGCTTTAGCTGAGAACTGTCTTACATTGTGAGCTACACCAACAATTCTAAATACTCTTCTAGCTGTTGAATGGGTAATTCTTACTGTTATATAACGACAACGCTGTTTATTTCGAGGAATAATAACTCTTCTAGGAGAATCTGAACCGTCTCCTCCCCAATAGTTTACGTTTTCAAATCCCCAAGTAGAAGAACCCCAAAAACCATCACCCTTCCCAAAGAACTCACTCCCTTCAAATGAAGGAGATAAGTCAGTTTTATATTCTAGTAACATCTTGAAAAAGTTGTTCTGGTCAAAAAGTAAATACCCTTGATTGATTTGCTTAAACGAACTAGCATCTCCGAAAGAAATAGGATTAGTTTGAATTATTGATTTAATTCTCTTATATACTCGTAAATTACCAATAACAAATTCAGTATCATCAAATAACTTGACTTCGCTAGTTATTGGATAAACTTCAATAACAACATGCTCATATTCAATAGTACCTTCAGAGTACTTATAATCCTTAAATGCGGTTACAGTAGTCAACATATTCAATTGGTCAATCAAGTCATTATATTGAACTTGCATATCTACCCAATCAGAATTATTGTAGACATGGGAAGTAATATTTCCACTAGTATCCAACTCAACTAATTTATCGTTAACTGCTGTCAATAACGGTGCTAAACTTTGACCAGTAACGCAATTATAATCATTGTAGAAACTAGTAAAATTTAATCCTGTATCAATATCTAATTTCTTTAGAAATCTATTATACTCATCAATATTTACATATTGTATTTGAGAAATAACATCACCTACTTCAATTTCAGTAATATCCGATACGCGATATCTATTATAGTTAAAAGCATCTAGACCTAATTCAATATCAAAGTTCTTATCTGAAAAATCAGTTCTGTCTAAGTTCTTTCTTTCTTGCATTACGATAGGTCTATCACCATCTCCGATATACATTAAAGACGATCCAGTGTCAATGACCATTCCGCAAGTAGCGGTTTTAGTCCACCTTGTCCACATTCTTTCTAAAATATTATATCTATATGCTTCGGTACAAACTTCCACTTTAGAGCTTTCAGGGAGCCATAGTAAATAAGCCCTATCATCAGTATAAGATACTCCGAATCCTTGTCTTCTAACTAAACTTCTATATTTATTAGAAACTTGGAATTTATCTTCAATCATGCGAGAAATAATCATTGGAGTAGATTCATTAGCGGAGATAACTCCGTTATTAGCTAACATATAAATCTGATTATTAAGTACTACTGCTGAATCTGGACATAGAATCTTTTCAGTATCTAGCATTTCTACAGAAAATGAAGCATTTCTTCCAGAGAGAATATATATTCCATCAGTCTTTAAGATAAACAAATAATCTTTCAAAGCTAAGATTCTTTCTATAGCTTCATCCTTTGTCCCTACATCGATATAGTTGATTCTAGGAACCGCTTCTGGTTGACTCAGTTTAGAAAAATATATACGATTAGGTGTAGTTAAGTTATCAGAAGATTCAAAAGGGAAGAAAAAATAAGTATTAGTATTAGCTACCGAAGAAGTAGCTACGCTTATTCTGAAAGTATTAGCATCAATTAAGTTAATTTTAAATACATTTTCTACCGAAGGAGTAGCGTCAGATAGACCAATAAATACCTCTTCATTATTGCTAAATCCATGGGTTGTATAGCCAATTTCTACAGTATTAGCATCAATTCTAGTTACACTATCAAAAGCATTACTAGTAACTGTTGGTAGTTCTGGATTAAAGTTATCGCTCGGGATACCATCAACTACTGAATAAAACTTTTCACTAGAAGAATATCTAGCCTTTAAGATATATTTACCCGGTAAATCGTTTACACCAGATAGATAATATCCATTAGTATGACCATTTGGATCAGCGTTAATTACATTAATTAGCGATCTTATAGTTCTTTCAATTTTCAATCCAACTGAAGCAGATTTTGAAATAAGAGCTATACCGTTAATAAGGTCCTCTCCTAAGCCACTTTCAGTTCTAGTTAAAGTCCATCCTGCTCCAAAATCAGTCGCTATACCATTAGGAGTAGAAGCTGGAGTATTTGGTCCATTTTCAGAGTTATCAATTACGTTTACTACTACATCGAAATCATTCAATAAAGCAATAGCTGAGAAGAATTTGTCTCCATAGTTTAAATCTGAAGGCTCAATTTGTACTTTTACAGGTATAAATCCGATATCAGTAGGAGTAGTAGCTGTCCCATCATCAAAATAAACTACATATTTAGTTTCATCATTAGCTGAGTATAAACGTAACTTAGCGTCAGGCTCACTGAGACTATGAATTTTAGGATAAGAACCAACAACAATAGTTTCTTTAGAAGAAGTCCCCCTAAAGCCATAGCTATTGACTACGGAACTACCTTGTTTGTAAATGTTATATTTTGAAGAACTATCGATCCCATCAATAGATACTGCTGTAACTGTTTGTTGATGATTTATTTTAGTATTTCCGTAAAACGTATAACCTTGATAGTTACAAATATCTTTAGCTACAGGTGGGATATCGTTAGACTGAAGAATACCTTCTCCTGAGATAGGATTGTTGTATAAAGCTTCTCCGGAGTTTCTAAATGTTTCATTTGTAATATCGGTTACTGTAATTTTTGTACCCGGTGCAACAGTAACAGGACCTTCGTAAACCAAATTACACTCTTCACCCGGATCAATATCAGCTAATGTTAACCCTTCAGTAACAGTAATTGTAGGCGTTCTATAAATTCTGTAAAAGAATGTGCTATCTATTCCGTTAGGAACAGTAAACGTAACGTCAACATTTGCGTTTTGTCCTTCAGTAACTTCACCTTGATTAAGTACAGTTACTTCCATTGTAGAAGTTGACAAATCGCCTTGCTCAACGTCTTCAATATTACCACCAGTAATATCAGTTAAAGATATAATAGGATTTGCACCAGAAGTATTAAGTTCTACTGTGTAAAACCCTGCTAATGTAGATCTTAATCGTTGACTTGCTATATTAGATACATAAGCCTTACTTGACTCGTTACCAATTTGGATACCAATAAAAGTAAATCCTAGCAAAGAAGGATCGTCAGGAATTTCAGTAATAGTTCTAGCATTACCAAAATAGAAACAGTAATCAGTTTCATTCGTATGGACAATAAAGTATTTTTGAATATATAAAGAATCGGTTCCAGTAGTTATAGTCGTATTCGACCATCCAGCGCCAATATCTACAGCTAAACTACCAGTAGGAGAAGTTGCTCCACTAGAAACGCCTTCTTCTGTATTTGTAATAGTTAAAGTAGTACCATTCAGCGCTACAGAAATATTTACCATATCAGCGCCTATCATGGCTTCATATAATACTGGTGCTACATTTTCATGGTTAGCTAGCCCTGAGATATCGACTCTTACATTAGTAAATCCTACTAAAGCTGGAGCTACCCCTGTTCCGTTATCGAACCAATAAGCGTATTTGTCAACATCATTAGCATTATATACTAATAATATAGAGTCTGGATTAGTACCATTAGTTTCAAAAGTTAAATCTTTTCTAGCACACACTACATTAGTAACGTGAGCGATAAAATCTTCATCAACTTTGAAAGTTAAATTTGTTTTTTCATAAGTAAAAATATCTTGGGAAGTATTAGTTACAACAAAACGAGATGTAGGTGTACCTAATAGTAGATTATTATTTCTATCTTTTTTCCCAAATAATACTTTATAAGCTACTTTTGAAAGTGGAGGTAAGTACCCATTTGAAGTATATACGGTCTTTCCTGATACATCAATAGCTTCCGGTACTCCAGCATTTTGAATATACCCTACTTCAGTAGAAAAATCTTCAGCCGTCAATGCTGAAATTTTCTTTATACCGTCAGAAGTAGTAAAATATAGGTTACTATTTGCTTCAAGATATTTAATCCTAATGTCAGGATCAACTTCAAAATATGAACCGTCAAATTGATTAAAAGTATTATTGGCATAATACTCCAACATTCCATTAACTCTATGACGAATTGGAATATCTTTGTATTGTATTAATTGTCTAATACGTTCAGTAGACGATGGAACTAGGTCAGCAAAATCGTTAAACCCTCTTCTCTGAGTAATTACATTTGGCTCATCAATGTTGATATTATCACCAACGTAAATAGAACCTTCCGGTTGAACAATTTCATTACCGTAAGTATATAGACCTTTCAATCTGATTGTATTAGAAAGACTCATTAAAAATTACCTCTTCTGCGACGAAAGTATCCGTTGTTTTTAGAAAGAAACCCATGACGATTTTTTATCTTTCTAGGAGAACCTTCAACTCTATCATCCAATAGCTTCTGAACAGACATTTCCATCTGCTTTAACTTACCTCTAGCTAGATTTAAGTTTTCAGCATCCCCCATTGCTTCTAAAATATAGACAGCAGCTCTTTGAGCTAAGACAGGATGAAGTTCTGTTGGAACATTTGGATAAGGACTTGTTTCAGGGAAACAAACCCAATCACCTTGTGTCAATCTTACCGGAATAGATGAAGGATCGACTGTTATAGTTCTAGTAGATATACTAACACTTTGTACGGAAATGTCAAATGCTAATATCTTATTTGGCGTTTTATTTTGAACAAAGTCTAACTCAGCCAATGAAGTAAAGTTCTGAGGTATAGAATTAAATTGAATTATCCCAGTATTTCTATCAATAGACGCAATTTGCGCACAAGTATCCTCTTTAACTATTACATTTGGACGTAAGTAATAGTACATTCTCACATTACCGCCCATAGAAGCATTAGGTAAAATTACAATTTCGTCACCTTCTACATAAAATAAACGACTTGATCCATAATTACCGTAAATATTTCTATAATCGGATAATTCTTCTAAGTTAGTTCTACTCATCTCATAAACTACGTTTCCTGAAATAAGAGAAATATCACGAAGTTTTGTACCTACCGCTCTAGAAGGAATAACCATTCTAACAGGATCACCTGTGATAGTATTAGGTCTATCTGTATAAGTAACTAGATGTTCTTCATTTAAAGTTAATAACGTATCCAAAAGTCCTACGTCAATCTCTTCGTTAAGAATTTCCAATATAGCATCGTCATTGTAAACGCTAGAATCATCAGGAATCATTGCTCGATTTCTTACCGACTCAATAAGTTTAGTTGCTATTAAATTTCTTGCCATTATAGGCTCCTTAGTATTCTGACTCTTCGTCTCTCATTTTCTTAATGCAATCGATTAACTCTTCTCTACTCATCATAGCTAGAGCTTCGTCGCTGTAGTCTTTTTCTTCAGACTCACCTTCCATTTCCATATCTTCTGACTCGGATTCCATTTCTCCACCAAGTTTAGATTCCATAATATCTTCAGCTTTTTCTAAGCCTTCCATCAGCCCTTCTTCACTATCAGCCATTACTGATACTTTTTTAACTGGAACTTCGTCACCTACTGTTCTTAAATTTTTCCTAAGTGAAGCAAGTGCGTTTTTTCTCATATTCATTATTGTTCTCCTCTTTGTTGAGCTAACATTTCAATAGCTCGTCTTCGTTGTTCGTATGATTTCGTAGGATCTTCTACTATTGATTCGGGACTATTACTTTCAGGACCTAAGTTATCTGCATCACCGACTAAAGGTAGACTAGCTTGAGTAGCGGCTGAAACATCACCAGTAGTAGCTAATGTTATTCCACCAGCTATTGCTGGACCTAAAACAGGTATTCCTTTCATTACTTTTTTAAAATCACCAGAAGCTACTCCTAGAGCGTTCTTCAATGAAGAAGTCATTTTAGAATTAGGATTCAAATGACCATGTTGCATGATCTCATGTCCAGCCAATGCTCCTAATTTGTTTAGTTGATTTCCTCTAGCGCTAATTCCTTTTTCTTTCATTAAAGCTTCTTTAGCTTTATTCATGATATTATCTTTTACAGATTCTCCACCTTCAGCGTTTACCATCTGATGGATAGGTTCGTGAGCGACAAGTCCCTTAGCTACATATAAACCGTTATTTGGGTCTTTTATATAGTTTTTACTAGCTTCTAATCCTTTTGTATTAGGATTAAAATAACCATAAGCTTTAGGATCTTCAATCAATGACCAATTTGGGTCAGCTACATCAGTATATTGTTCCGTAAGTCTATTTAGAGTGTCAATAATTTGCTTGTCATTATCCATTTTAATAGGTATAGAAGTATTTTTGAACATTTCACTACCTACAAACTGGTCGAGTAAATCTCTAGTTTGTCTTGAGTTATCTAAATTATCAGAACCATACTGAATCAAATCGTCGATATTAGCATCAGGTCCTTCATCTCTGAGTCTCTTGGCTAATTCTTTAAATAATTGTTCTCTTTTATCTGCCATTTTATGCCTTAACTACTCGAAATAAAGGAAATTCATCTTTTTCTTTGTTAAAGTAAATTTTTCTCATTTCAAATATAAAATTATCACCATACACCTTTTTCAATCTATTGTCAACATATTTTTTTATTAAATTATTAATAAAAGTATTAGGTAATGTTCTTAATTCTGTGTTATATATTAACTTAGAGCTAGTATCTTCTTTTCTACCACTTAAAGTTTCTATTAAATTTATAATATAAAATGGTAAAAACAAATAAGATAGCTTAGATTCTGCATATTGACCCCAAGCGTAATAGTTTGCTAAATTAAAAGGTAGATAATCTGACCAATGCTCTACTACAGAAGGGTATGCGCCAAAATTAGCCTTTAGTTGCTCCCATATTTCAAATCTATGGGTAGTTTTAAGCGCGTAGCTAGATGCTAACATACCAGTAAGTTCATCATTACTTACGCTTCTTTTATTATGGTTAGCGGAACGTCTATACATTCCGTTAGGTAGTCTAGCATTTTTCATTTTAAGATTAAAAATCTGTAATGCTTTCCAAGTAGGTTTATCTGCTATATAATGAGCTAGAAACAATCCACCGTTCTCAGTTCCCGGATCTGCTTCCGTTACTAGTCCAAAAATTTCAGAAAAATATTCAAACTTTTCCATTATTTCCTTCTTGATAGAATAATGCGTTCTTCATCAGTTAAAGGTTCACCAGACTCTAATTTTTGCTCAATAGAGCCTACTTGAGGACCAAGAGGATTAGCCTCATTCAATAGAGGAGAAGCTTCGTTTAATGAAGCATTAGCGTCACCAGTAGCCATATAAGTAAGTCCACCAGCCAACATAGGTCCTAATAAAGGAATAGATTTTAAACCTTTTTTACCAATACTCGCAACATCTTCAGCACCTTTAGCTAATTTAGAAGCATTTCTAGCATTTAAGATAGATTGTATCTTATCTTTAAAAGCATTTCCTGTAATTGTTTTCATGGGAGTTTTAGTATCAATAACATCAGTTGCATTACCGATAACCTTTTTAGCTTCAGGTACTAATTTCTCACCCTTAGCTAACATATTCTCGCCTTCTAACGGAGAAACATAGCCTCCAGCTTTCACTGGAGACTGTTTCAATTCGTTCATCTTTCTTCTAAATTCTAAAACTCTGTCAATAGAGTCCATAAATACCTCTTACAATAAGAATTTCTTAACGTCAGCTCTCATTGTAGCACCTTCTGTACTACTTGTATAGTTAAGAATCATATTACCGCCTGAAATAATAGCATCAAAGCTGATGTGGAGGTTTGTACTTGATCCATGAGACTCTTGAATAAATGCATTAGTTCCGTCTGTAATTAGACGAATTGTACCAATACGAGTAGCGTTACTTGCATTTTTCATCTTATATGTAATTTCTACTGCATCGTAAGTAGCAATAGGGAAAGTAAAACTTGCAATAGAAGCGTTAGTTTGACTTGCGGCTAAAGCTACTGCGTGAACATATTCTTCTTCGACAAAGTTAGACTTAGAGGCTTGTTTAGCACGTTTAACCGATACTTGACCAGCTAGAACTACATCTGAAGTAGACGACTCTATAGCATTAGCTAATACGTCTAAGTTACCACCTAATTCTGGAGTAGTATCTTCAACTACGTTCTTCAAGAAACCTTGTGAGTTAACATAAGTTTTAATTGAAGAAACTGAAGGAGCTTGATCTGTTTCATTTCCAGCAGTACTATTAACTACAGCGGCAGTTCTAGCTCTAGAATCTGTATAATAAAGATTTGAGCCTTCTGGAATATCACTAGTAGTTAAAGATTTAGCAATAAATTCACCACCAGCATCGTAAGCAAGAACTTGCCCATTTGTACCAGCAGGTAACTCATCTTGTTTTAAATCAAGTTGTGATTTATTAACTGCATCTGTAGAAGCAGTACCAACAGCAAGATTGGTAATTTTCTTACTAGAAACGTCAACGCTTGTCGCTGGATTTAATGTAATAGCTCCAGAAGAAACAGAAATACTAGTAGGAACAGAAGAAGCAATACTTCCACTAGAAAATACTGTATTACCAGTAGTTAAAGATACTGCATTAACAATATCATTACCACCTAAATCCAAATCTCCTGTCATTGCAACAGAACCGTCTTTTTTCAAATAATCAGCCAATTGAGCTTCAACAGCCGCTACTTCAGCATCTACATAAGTAATATCAGCTTTTAAATCTAGAGCCGCTTGTGTAGCTGTGGAAATAGGTTTATCTGCATCGGAAGTATTGTCTACTTGGTCTAGTCCAATATCAGCTTTAGTTAATACTACTACTCCAGTATATCCGTTTACAGACATTACTATGTTAGAGTTAGTAGATTTTTGCCAAATAGATCCGTTATAAACTACCCAATCCCCTACAGCAAAAGTAATCGCTCCAGAACCTAAGTTTTGAGTTCCAGCAACACTTACTAGATATACCATACCAGCATCACCAACACCATCCGCTAGAGTTGGAGAGTTTGTACTAGCGTCCCAAGTTCCTTCGTAAGTCATAACTGCTGAAGGTAGTTGGTTTACTGGAATTTTACCTGCACCGTCAAGAGTTGCAACACCATTTGGAGCAGCTTTTTGTGTTAAAGGGATAAGTAAAGCGTCAGCCGCTTGTCTATCTGAAATTTCTTGGTCTAAAGCGGTTTGATCTGCTTTATCTGCTAATAGTAAGTCAGTCTCAGTTTTTGTATAGTAATCAGTTAGGTCAATTGTAGCAATTTCAGCAGCAACATAATCCTTAACAGATTGTACTGATGGAGCTTGGTCAATTTGACTACCTGCCATTGAATTTACTACTACTGCATTTCTAGCTCTAGTGACAGTAAAGTATTGGTTAGTCGCACCTTCTTCAATATCATCAGTTGTAAGAGTTGCGATGATATTATCAATTTCAGCTTTAGTATAGTAATTAGCTAATTCTGATAAATTAACTTTTACTTCCCAAACATCATTCTCTCTAAAATAAATGACGCTGTCAGTAGAATTATAGTACATTGTACCATTTTCTGGACTTGACGGTGCTGAAGGTAAACTACCTAATGTTAATGCCTGATCTAATTTTTGCGTAATTTTCATTTTCTATTTTCCTCGTTGTTGTTATAACCATCTTTCGACGGAGTATTTAAAAATTCCTGACTGTCCTGTATCATTGCTAGTATATTCTAAGTAAACATTTCCCGGAGCTAATCTTACATCAATTTTAACTTCTAGATGAGATATGCCCTGTGTTCCATTTCCAGTATCTCCTGAAAATTCAAAACATCTTGCTACTGAGTTATTATGTGTAATAAATATTTTACCAATTCTAACTTCTCCACCTCTTTCAAGAGAGTAAGTTACTTCAAAAAATTTATAAGTAGAATCAAATACTGCTAAATTAGAAGGAGTCGTTTGACCGTTTGCTACATTTATAGGGGTCATTAGACCACTTCGTACTTGATTACCTACTTTAAGTTCATTGGTTGCTGGATTCCAAGTAAACTCAGCAAATCCATTAAATAAATTACCAGTTCTTCTTACTTGAACAGAGTTTATTGGTCCACCGGGTTCACCAGTTCCACCAGTTCCACCACCACCTTCTAGATACCATTCCAACATATCTAAAACTAATGTTGAAGATTCTCTATTAGGTATTGCTGATCTAATGTAAGCTTCTACCGTATTATCTATATTCTCGTATGCCATTTTATGCACTAACTCCTGTTATTTTTAAGTAAACAATAACTGGTAAGTTATTGTCAATATTTCGATTTTTTATTGCTATTATTATTTGATCTTCAACAACGCTATCTATATAGACTGTAGGAATTTGCTCAAAATCTTTGTTAATTTTTCTAACACTTACTTGTATATCGCAATTCTCCAAATTTTCAAATAAACTAATGCAATGTTCATGACCACTTCTGGTAATATTAAAAGTACAACATGATGAACTTGTATTAATTTTACAACTATAAGTTCTTATATTAGTAGAAGGTATTATCTCTTTGTTATCAATCGAGCTGACATAGCTAATAGGACCAAATACACAATCGCATAAATTATTTTTTCTCTCTTGTTCATAAGAATCTTGTTCTATTGTACACATTTCTAAATATTGGTCATATTCGCTTTGTGTAACTACTTTCCAACCGTTTGCAATATACTCTTGTACCTGTTCATCCTGTATCTCTTCCATTTGCCAAGGAGTTAAACTTAGCACAGTAGAAGTATTTGCTGGATTACTAGAATAAGGCTTAAATGCTATCATCATAACTAATCCATTAGCTCCAGAATACCAATAGAGCCTATTCTGCAAGATACCTGAGAACCATTAATCTCCGACCTAAACTGAGGGAAGAAATTTCCTGATACTGTAGGCTTTACTACTCCCGATATAATAGCAACATAAGTTGTATTTATCGCTTGTACTCCAGTTCCTATTACTAAATCTCCCGAAGAAGTAACCTGACCTTGAATAGCTCCAGCAGCTCCGTCATTACCTACCGGAATATCAACGCTAGCGCTTATTAAACCAGCAGGACAAGATAATGTTAACGCTATACCAGTATTAGCCGAAGCATTAGACTGAAATAGTATTTTATATTCAAAAGAGTAAGTTTTATTTGCTTGTAAAACAAAGTTTAATTCGTTTATATTAGACAATGTAGCGTTTGAATTGTTAGTTAATAATGCAGTAGTAACGCGTTTTAGTCTAAGTGAATCAACATACTCTTTTAAAACTCTCCCTTGATTAGCCGATAATACTTTAGTAGTACCATCGGTTGAAGTTAAGTTATCTACAATATCAGAAAAGTTAACTTTAAGAATGGATAAAGCTGAGATACTAGAAATATTATTTAAAATTTTAGTATTCAGTTTATTTAAAGTATCACCGTCTACTGGAACAGAATCTTTTAAAGCGTTTATTGCATCTGTCAATAAATCGTTATAATTTTCCCAAACGGTAGTTAAGCTATTGTAAAACTTTAACTTATTATCAGTACTGTCTAAACCTATATATCCACTACTCGGACTAACCACACTAGCTAAATTTTTAGACTCTACAGCTATTGGTCCAGTAATATTAGATACAGATTTCATCTAAGGCATTACCTAACGATCTTAGCTCTAGCTTCAGCTCTTAATTGTTTTATTTCAATAGGACAAGGTGTTCCCTCGTCTACCTCTCTCAAAATATACCAATCGGTATCTTTTAAATATTGTTCAGCTTGCTCGTTGATTTTTTTTTGTTGTAGCTCATTAGTTACGTCAACAATTTCTACCTCAAATTCTGCTGGAATTTTATATGAGAAATATGCTTGTCCAGCAATTTGTACTTCTGTTACTGAAATAGCTTTGTCTTTTAGTTCTTGACTTACCGGAGAAGCTTCAGTATCAACTAAGTCTCTTTCCGGCTGACCCCAACAAGTATTAGCAGAATTAAGGACTTGTAAAAAGTCCTGTAATCCTTCTTCAGTATCAAATATTGCAGTTTGTTTAACTTCATTATTTTGACTAATTATTAACTTTTTCATTAGTAATTCCCCGATCTATTAATTGAAAAATTATTTTCCTGAGATGCACTAGAGAATGACACCCCTGTAGCATCAGTATAAGCTCTTATTTCTACTGTAGTTCCTGCTAACATTGGATAACACTTTACTGAAACTTTTGGCATTTGATAAGTAGCAGTAGCTCCTGTTGCAATATTCGCAGGTGAATAGATGATATCTACTCCATTAATATATATAGCCAACCTTGAAAAAGCATTAGATGCATAAGTTCCGTTTATTCTTACTTGAGATTCTATATCATAACACCCACTTACTGGAATAGTATAAACTCCAGAAACATAACCAGCGTGTGAATCCTTTATCTTTGTTCCAAAAGTTACTTTATTATATGAAGCAGTCAAAGTACCAGTCGGAGGAGCACCTGTGTAAAGAGCACTAACACTCTCACTAGCCATTATTTGTGATGGACCAGAAATTCTTTCAATTTCAATCGCATTTACACCGCTATCGGCAGCTAAAGTAGCAGTAGACCCTGACCCATTTCTAAGGTCAATATATTCTCCAGCTTTAAGGAAAATAGTATTAGTTGCCTTAGCAACTACGTTTGTAGTTAATTGTTGAGCAAATGCACCACCATTAGGTACACCACTTCCGTTTTTATACAAATATAAGTTATTTGCAGAAGCGGCTGAAGAAGCTACAATTCCGGCACTAACTCTATAATATCCCGGTACAGGAGCAGTAAACTTCCAAGCACTTCCGGTAGTTACTGCATTGTGAGTATCTTCTACTTTAATCTCGTAATCGAAAGGCTGTGAAGAAGTACTTGTTTTAGCAGAGTTAGTAGCGTATTTAGCAAATACAACTCTAGTATCAGCATCGCTACTCATTACTTGAGACGACGACCATCCTTGAACAGGTAAGGGAATTATATTAAAAGTTATAGAGTCACCACTAGTTATAACTATAGGAGAGTTTACTTGAACCGATCCGTAACTACCCATTGTAGGAGGGGCATTACCTAATCTAAAAAAAGAGGTAACATTTACAGAAGTCGGACCATTATATAAAGTATAGTCTTGGTTTGCGCTGGAATCAACTAGGTAGGCACTATTGTTATAAAACCCTCCTACAACTCTAGAATCGTAACTATGTGGCAAAGTAACTTGAAGTGCTCCCCCTACAGGAGTTCCTGTAAATGAAATTCTTCCTTGGTATTCTACCGAATCTCCAACTCTTCTCTTATATAAGGTTAAAGTAGAATTAGTCCAGTTTACAGAAGCTCCAGAAGTTACTAATTCCCACCCTGTGGTTGCACTTCCATATAATTTAGCACTATTAGAAACGATAATGTTATCAAATCTAATACTATAAGCTAGTGCAGAAGTTGATCCAATATGGAAAATTAGTCTATAAGAAGTAGAATCAATATTAGATTGAAATTCCATTCCCATATATTCAATAATTGTAGAGTTTTTGATTAAATATGGAGCTGGTTGAATTAATCTACCATTGGTAACATCATAAACCCAAACACTCATATCGTTATCAGCAAACGTACCTGACGCTATTTGATAAGAGAATTGAATCTGAAGTACTTTTCCTTTATCTCCATTATCAATTGTAAAATCATAGCTAAATCCTTGACCTTGACGATTTACAGCGTCCTTAGTCAATAATCCAGAAGCAGTTCCAAATAGTGGAGAAGTAGCAGATCGAGCTAAAGTAATGTTAGCTGTTCCACCAGTACCGTCTACCGGATTTGTTCCAGCAGTATCCGCATAAGTAGCCCATCCGTTAGCGTTTACTTCAAAGTTACCATTTGAAATATAGTTAGGAACTCCAGCACCGTCTCCAGAACCAGTTCCTCCAATAATTTGCCACCTAGCAGAAGTAGAATCGTAAGATAATACTAAAGCTGAGTTGTTTTTAAATGTAATAGTAGCGTTTGTTCCAGTAAAAATTCTATTAGAGGCTGTACCGACTGCTCCTGAACTATCTACAACAGTAACATCGACACCAGTTCTATTAATTACGATTAATTGCTGCCCATTAGCTCCGGCTGGAATGTTTGCCAACGAAGATAAAGAATTGTTAGTTAAACGAACTACACCTGCTGTAAAGCTTGCTAAAGAAGCATTAGCTCCAGTAGTTGTTGAGTCAGTTTGAGCTTGAGTTTCTAAGTGTTTTGTAGTTCCTAATACTAGTCCATTTGCTGATACTGTTAAATCTGAAGAATTTGACATTACCCCAGAAGCATCGTTATGTACTACTGCATTTGCTGTACCAGAAGCTAATTTAGCTCTAGCAATATTAGCACCAACTTTAATATCCGCATCTTCAATATTAGTTACAGTATTTGTATCTGCATCTAAACTTAATCCTGCTACGACTCCAGTATCGCTTAAAGTAACTGTAGAATTTTGAATTATTTTTCCAGTTGTACCATCAAACCTAGCAATAGCATTATCAGTAGAAGAAATAGCTCCACTTACATCACCATTTCCTGTCCCTTTAGTATCAATTTGAGTCTTGAGATCAGATAACATAGCTTGTACGTCTGTCCCAGTTACGCCAGAAATAGGAGTAGTTGAGATTGCACTAGCATCATGAGCATCGGTTGTATCATTAATATGGGCTTGAATATCCCCATCTAATTCATTGATTGCGGATTGAACATTCGTAGAAGAAATAGTACCAGCAGGTACATTTGAAATAGCAGAAGCATCGTGAGCGTCTGTTGTATTATCAATGTGAGCCGTTAGATTAGATTGAACGGTATTTACATTAGCATCTACTTCATCAATAGCATCTTGAACATTTGTAGCAGATAACCCTGATACTGCATTATCATAGCTAATTTCAGAAGCTTCGTTTTGAGCTGCGGTTTTATCATCAACATAAGTCTTAACAGCTAAAGCTGATGGAAGCTGAGTATTACTAGCTCCAGCTAATGTAGTTGAAGTATTTAATACGCCAGACTTTAAATTATCTACTTCTAAATTAGAAATAGTGTTATTATCTGCGTCAACTGATTTATTAGTTACAGTTTGTGTTTGATCTTCAGTTAATACTGATCTATCTGCCCCATCTAAGTAAACATGGAGCTTTTCGTCAGCAGCTTTAGTAGAAATTGCACCTTTTGTAGCTGTAGAAGATGTTTCTTCTAGCAACACGATCCCTTCTTCATAAACCCATTTTTTTCTTGACATTATTTATTTTCCTTTTATATTTCTGTTTGGGTAATCGCTTTGCCGTAGTACTTTGCGAATATACTTTCAGTATCGGCAATATCTAATGAAGTATAATAAAATTGACCATCATCTTGAGCTGTAATTCTTACTCCTGCGTCTCCGACATAAGAAACTGAGTATTCTAGTTTACCCTCAAAAGACGCACTAGCTACTGTAAATTTACATTGCATAGGTTCAATCATAGAAGCTTCTGTAAAAGTTCGTACAATAACGCCCTCAACGATTGAGCTTTCTACTAATGAAGTATCAAATTTTAATCCGTTAATTGGAGCTGGAACTGAGACATTGTTTGCTAGATTGGATTCTTTTGTGAGGATATCTTGTGGACCAACTAAGTTGGATAAAGAACTAGTAAGAGCTTCAAGTAAAGCTGTGGTCTTTTCTCCCCATCTATTTTCTCCATAGACAGGAATTTCATATATAGCATTTCCTATTTGGACTTCTTTACTCATTGTAATCTCTATAAAAAAGGGTAGCGATTAAACTACCCCTTTATAATTGTTTTTGTTTTTAAATATCTACTAAAGCTTATGAAGCTGCCATTAGACCAGCCGCAATTAGCGAGTCGATAAGAGCGTTTACTTGTGCTTTAGTTTCATTTGCTAGGGTGATAGCTGAAGCTAGATCAGTCGCATCAGGAGATAGAATTTGAGCTACGTTTTCAGCAGGCTCTAATCCAGCTTCTTCTAACTTAGCGATTACTGCTAGTGCAGCTTCAGGGTTCGCAATAGAACCTTTGATAGCCGATTTAATTGTTTGTGATACTTCTGCCATATATTATTCCTTTATTTTAAAGTAAAAAGCTCCTCTTTTTAGGGAGGAGCTAATTTAGATTAGGCTTGTGCCGCTACAGGTTCAATGTAACGAATTACAGAGATTGATCCCGGCTTAGAAGTGAATAATGCTTGGTCAGAGTAAGCTCTTGCTTGGTATCCGTTAGCTTCTTCAAGGTATCTGATTGGATCACCTTCAAATCCCGGTGGTTCCATAGTAACGTCTGTAGCACCAATACGAGAAAGGTCTTTAGCGTTAAATACGAAAGCGTATCCACCTTTTACATAAGTAGAAGGAACGATAGTGATAGCACCAGTTTGTCCGTAGAACTCAAGTGCTCTAGCACCTTCTTTTAGAGTTCCAACTTCAGAACCAGAGTAACGTCTCTTAGCAGCTTGGTCTTCAAGTAAGTCATTCCACTGGTCAACAGAAACCATACAGTCCATGTTAGCCGAAGCTACACCTTTTTCAGCAGAACGAGCCGCAGCTTTTTCTACAGTCAAGAAGTCTAGTTTTGCAGGAGTTGCTTGAGTACCACAGTCAACGATGTTACCTTGGAAAAGAGGTACACCAGCGTTAGAGATTGAGAACAATGAAGTTCTTTCTTCTGCAATTGACTTTAGACCTTTCATGTTAAGGTGAGTTGGAGTTACACCAGCAAGTACTTCCCCTTGGAAGAAAAGTTTATCACCAGCTACGATAGTCGTAGAAGCGTTAGTTGTTGGTTGATTAGTAGCGTCTACAGTTTGTAGAATTACTTGCTTCTTCTCGAAAGAGTAAGAATCAACGATCATAGCAACTGCACCAACGTGAGCACGTTTTACAGCAAGAGTTGAACTTAAAGCATCAATTTTGTGCTTGTTAGTACCAACCCAAATACCTGAAGCCCATTCTGCTTCTTCGATATCAACTACGATTTTAGAAGTATCTGTATCTAAAGCCGCAGCTTTAACGATACCGATTGAATCTTGTCCATAAAGTAGAGCTACCTCTAGTCTGTGGTACATAGATTTTTGCATATTTCCAATTAGAAGTCTAAGACCTCTTTTGAAAGAGTTAGAATCTTTAGCAGAACGGTTAACCGCACCAACTGAGATTGCTGAACGTAGTACCATCTCAACAGATGTTACTTTTGCATCTTGAATAGATAGACCAACATATTTGTTAAGGTCGAAGATAGAAGCTTGAGTACCACCGTAAGTAAAACCACCTTCCATAGATAGAACAACTGGCTCATGGAACTCACGACCAACTTGCTTATCACCAGCAGCGAATTTTACTAGATCACACATTTTTAATTCAGCAGGTACAAGATCCTTAAACTCACCATAAATTTCTTTATAGTTAGCAATGATATCTTGCATGTTAATCCCACCGGGAGCACTTGTATTAGGTAAAGACATTTTAATTTTCCTTGTTAGTTAATTTTTTGTTGTTTTTGTTAAAGTTTGTTGGTATAATGTATCTGAACTGTAATTTCCACACTTACGGTATCAATTAATCCAAATGGGTATAATCGAATCTCATTGTTACTTCTTATCTGCTCGATAAAATAGACCTTCACATATTATAGGTTAATTTTTTTATTACTTATTCTAAAGAAATTGAGCATTTCCATAAGAAAATGCTCTTTTTCCTAATAATTCAATTACTTATCTCCAAACATCTTCAAAAGATTTTTTTGGTTTACTGTTCTGAATTTGTTGATTTTGCTTGACAGAATTAGCACTTGGAGCGACTACTTGCGTACTAGTTACTGGTGGAGCCTTCTTAGCAGGTACTTTAGGTGCAGGTTTAGCTACCTTTTTAGCAATTTTATCAATTACGTTTTGGTTTAGAAACTTAGCCAAAAACTCTTCAGGCATACTATCCAAATACTCATTCATCTCTTCTTTCATCTCTTTTTCTACAAGAGGAATTACTTGAGAAGCGGTGATATCAGGAAATTTCTCAGAATACCTCGCCATCATATCGGCTACTTTTCTTTCAGTTTTTTCTGTATATTTAAGACCCGGATGCCCTTCAAATGCGTCTTTAATCTCACTTCTAAGAGCTTCATACGCTTGCTGATTCTCTTTTTCAGCTTGTTGTTGCGCTAATTGCTCCTGAAGTTTTCTTTCTTTTTCCTCGTATTCCATTAGTTTACGTTGCTGTTCTTCGTACTTCTTCTCTTCTGGAGTCTTTTTTAACTCGTCTACTTCTTTTTGAATACGCTTCTCAGCATAATCCAATGGGTCCATCTCTAAATCTTGAAATAATAGGTCAGGGTTACTCTTCCAAGCGTTAATTTTAGCTTGTAGATTCTTGACCATTTGAGCATGAGTTTGGGACAAGTCACCAAAGGCTGCTGCTTTTTGTAGTTCTTTTCTAACTTCTTCTTCATTTGATAAGTCAATTGATTTTTTAACAGATTTACCGTTAACTTTTAACTCAAACTCTTTCAGCATTTGTTGCACTTGTTTAGGCGTTGCGCCTTCAGACAATGCTTCTTCGACCTGTTCTTGAAAATCGCTTACAATTTCTTGTTGAAGTTGAGAAGAGCTTTCTTCTCCTGCCGGTTGATCTACTTGTGGTAAATCTTCAGATACTTCTTGTGTTGTTTCTACTGGTGCACTCATTTTTTATCTCCTAACTTAGTGGTCCATAATTGGATACACTGTTAATATTCGTCCCATTATTGGGATAGAATTTCTTGTTTTTTCTCATATAAAGTTACCCATGATTCATTATCATAAGTACCATCAAAACTATTATACTTGGTACAGTTCTCTTCAGCAGTTAGTATTTGTAAATTCCAAGGGACATGAAGTCCGCAAACTAATTTATGTTTAAGAGGTATAATATGATCTACGTGATACTTATAAGTAGTTACTCGCTGATACATACTACAACGTTTATATATCATATCAAATTCTTTATTCAAATTTGGTAACTTCAAAACTGCATGAAGCTTTTCAGCTCTTCTTTGCGCAGTCTTTCTTAAATAAAGATGAGGATTCTTTTTTCTTAGCTTACTAGAGCATTCTTTATATATACTTTTATTTTTAGCTCTACGTTTTATATTTAGAATAAGTTCTCTATGTTTATAACATTTTTCACTACAGGTTACAATGTTAGTTACTCTTCTTATAAATAGTTTACTACAATTTTTACAATTAGAATAATTAATTTTAGTTCTAATCTCCCTAATTGGAATCCTTTTATGTTTATTTTTTAATCTAGCCGTTCTTTTTCTTTCAGCAGATCGTCTATTTTTATATAATCTCCAACATTCATCATTACATACTATATTATTATGGTTACTGGTACTAAATTGTTTATGGCATTGTACACATTTACGAACATATTCTTTATTCTTTAAATATTTAATATCTCTACATTTATCTGAACAAATTTTTTGAGAATTTACTCTTTTTATAAAAATAATATTACATTCTAAACAATTTGCATAGCTAATTTTAGTAAATCGCCTATAAAGATTATCATACGTGGATTGTTGATAGCAGTTTTTACTGCAATATTTTTGCCTATTATTACTATTAACAAAAGAAATATTACAACGAACGCAGGTTTTAGTCATTTATATTTTCATTTTCTTTTTGTTGTTCTTTTTTTAGTCTTCTATTTTCCGATTCCGAGAACCCCTTATTACATAAACCAAATGAGCGATTTCTGGACTCAGTTTCTAGCTCAATTCCTAAGTGAGAGAGGTGTTTTCTAACAGTACGTTTCAGTACGTTCATGTTATTAATATTCTCTCCACCTTCGTATTTACGTTGTGAAACCATGTTCCTAATTAAATATGTTTTAGTTTCAAGATCAATAAATACATGATATCTAGCACCTGTTTTAGAAATCAATTCATTTTTAGTAACAAGCTTTGTATCTTTTTTAACGTATCTAATTCTTTGCTTAATTTTCTTAGTCATAACTTATCCTTGTTGAGCCATAAGTTGTTCAGGCGTTTGTGGCATATTCTCAAACTGTCCCGGTGGTTTAGCTGGTTGTGGTAAATTAGGAACTCCTGCTACTTGATCTTGTATTTGCATTTGTGGAGCAATATCTGTAGATTGAGTAGAAGGTTGTGTAGGAGCATTAGGAGAACCACCTATTGGTCCAACTGGTTGTTCACCATTGATAGCTAACAATGTAGGATCAGTTTCTCTTAACATGACAATGTGCTCATTAATATGGGCTAATGTGCGTTCTACTAAATCTTTATCAAATCGTAAAACAGGATCAGATAGTACCGATTTATGTTCTCTAATGTGCATAGCATGAGCATCTAAAGCAATAGCAATAACAGGTTCTCCCATCAATAGCGCTTCATTTTCAGTATTAATTACGTCTAGTTCATTAGTAGTCCCATCAATAAGAGATTCTAAATTACCCGTATTAAGAAGCTGTAATAGCTTTTCAGGAGTCTTAATCAATCCCATCTGTAAAAGGTTCTCTGCTACTTGCCAACGTCCGGCATGAGTATTATGAGTTACTGTATAATCTCCTAAAACAAAATGTGGTTCTTCTTCTAAAGTAAATCCATAGTAAGTACCTTTACCGATTGAAACTAGTTCAATGCCGTAATTTAACCAATTACTATTTTTAGAAACTTCTTCTACTTTTTTTCTTTCAATACGAGTAGGTATTCTCCAAGTATCTCCTCCAATGGTAATGATATGGAAATAAGATACTTTATTATTAAAACTACAAACTCTACTTTCCTCTTTGATAGAGGCATAGAATCCTAAAGACCTAGCTAAACTTACTACAGCGTGTGCAATCTTAGGACATTTTTGATAAAATACAAAAGTTTGTTGTGCTAAAGTACCGTCAGTATCAATGAGACCTGCCAACAATTGAAGTCTATCTTCTTCCGAAGAAGTCATATAGATATGAGGAATATGTTTATTTTTATAAACATTTAATGTATGTAAATCATTAATAAACGAATTTCTTAATGCACTACCATTTTGTTTACCCGAAGTAATCTGATAACTTGAAGCTTTACCGGAACTCTTGCTCTTAGATTTTTTAAATTTTAATCCTCTAGATTCAGCTTCAACTTTCCACGATTCTATTATTTCAGAATCCATGCTAGTTATACCAGCTCTACTATTATCACCATCACCTAACCAAGTTCCGAAAATATAAGGATCAATTGGTAATTCTTTTTTAGAATAATCGATTTTAGTTCTAAATCCCATTAACAAGCGTTGCTGTCTTTCAGGTAAAGCTAAATAATCATTAATAGTAATATCAATCACATCACCTTTTTTAGCATTATATCTAGTATCGTCAGAACAGTAACGAAGTGTCATGATATGGGATCTATTTGCAGTATATACAAGTTCTTTCGTTCGTTTAGAACGAACTTCAAACATTTCTTCTTGTCCCTGACCTTTAGCTTCTACAGTTCTTACTTGAGAATCTGGTCCCATTACTTTATCACCAACTTTAATATCTTGCGACATTTTAAATGTACCATCAAACATCAATACAGGAGTATCTTTTGCTAGACACGCCATAATTGCATTACCTACATCTACAGTAACTCTATCGATAGCTACAATATCATCGTTATTAAACTGTTTAATCCTTTGAGAGTTATTAATACCAGCAATAGAAACGATTCTAGGTTCATCAGCAAACTCCTTCAATAAGTTAATCATGAATGTACCAGCATCTTCTAACAATTGAATATACGATTGTTGAAGTCCTGTCATATACTGAAGTGATTGAGCTTGAACAAGAGCTAAAGCTGTACCAGACTTAAGCGAAGCTTCTGGATTCCCTCTTGATACAGAGTTAACTCCAGAAATAGTCTCCATTACTTTTTCAAGTAAGCCAATTAAGTTATAAGATTCAGGAGATGATTTCGTTAATTGAAGCGCTTCTGGCTTTCCTTCACTAGCATCGTAATCAATCCAGTTCATCCCATCTGAAATTTGTGTAAACTTGACATTATTCCCAATTGGATTTAAAATATTCTGCACACCGAAAGCATTATGGTTAGTTAAAACCGTAGAGTAAACGCTGTTAATTGCATCTTGAATAGGAAGTAAATCAAACATTGGCGTATAACCAAAAGACGAGCCAAGAATATCACTTGGAGAAATCCTTTGGATAGGTAAATCAGGATAAGGTAGGATAGCATCTTCCATTACTGTCTCACGATCAGCATACATGATCATACGACCTTCTGGAAGTGATTCTGTAGACCTATGGAAGAATAGGTAAACCGGAATATCGGTTGTCTCGTTATAAGGCGTTAAACAAATTCTCTTAGTCATTGCGTTTTTAGTTTCAATAGCTAAAAGTTGCTGTTTTAGCTCAGGATATTTAGCAATTAAGTCAAATTTATTAATAAAAACTCTAGCTAAGTACCAATCGTTTAGCTCAGGATCGTCTTTAGTAAAATCGAATAGTACATCTAGTGGAGAAAGTACTCGACAAGTAATATCCCCAGCAAAAATAGGAGTACCATTAACTACAGCCCCATCAATATCCAATGGTTCGTTAGTTTCTTCGTCATAAGACTCGATCAAATCTTCGTTAATATCGTTTCTACCGATTAGGCGACCTTTAGTACCATTCCACTCAGTTAAAAGATATCCAGTTCCCATTACAATAGAGTATTCTGTAGCTTTTTTGAACTTACGCTCAAATCTAGCAGTTCTCATGTAATAGCTAAGGATTCCATTACCTAATTGAGCTTGAATTAAAGACTTTCTATCACCATTTACAGCAGTACAAGTAAAAGCAGGACGAGAACCTGTGATATTAACAAGAATATGTTGTGCAATGTTGCGATAGTGGGCAATTGGCATACTAAGTAACTCACCAGACTCACCAGCAAAAGTAATATCATGAGAATTATCGTAGAATTGACCGTAATAATATGCCCATGAAGTAACCATCTTCATTAGAAGACCGTTTTTTTGGATATGATTATACCATCCGTTAGCTTTGTCCTCTAAATAGTTAATAGTTTCTTCAGCTTTATCAGCCGCAAAGTAAATGTTATTAGACATATTTACGTTTCCTTTTTATCCCTACAAGTTTATCCATCATTCTTTGAGTAGAGGTTTGATTATTTATTATATTTCCGTGTTGACTTTCACCAATAACTGAGTTAGCATCAGGATAAGGATTGTGATTTTGTTTAACATTCCTTACTAGATATAAGGTTGCCGCAAGGGCATCACAGTGACCCCCTTTTATATCACCATCAATTGAATCTGTCAAGTGGGCAAATTCTTTTTTTCCAGTTTTATTATCTTTCCATTGAGCATTTTCTATATGGTATATAGTATGTTTACATCTTGGATGGATTTTCAATCTACCTTCCTCAATTAAAACTCTTAATTCATTGACCGATCCGATTAAGTTATCTTTTTTTGTTGCAGAAAATTGTAAATTATGAAGTATTCTAAAATCATCGATCATTTGTAAGTTATTATCCATTACTCTTTTGAATACTTTGCGTTGATTTCCGTATTCATCAACAAATCTTAATTTTTCTTTAGCTTTAATAGCTTCAGCAACAGTAGCGGTAGTCATTTCTGACCCATTACCTACCCACTCATCTATAATATAAACAGTAGCCTCTTTAAAATCATAATACCCAAATACAAAAACCGTAAGGTCACGTTTACCGTGATCTCCTCCGACATATAAATCACAATATTGAGGTAATTTAATATCTAACGGCTTTCTATCTTCATCTCTTAATAAAATATGATTCCTATGCTCGTAAAACTCTGGAACAATTGTGTTTTCCGTAGCTCTAGGTATCTCTACTAAATATTCACATCTAAATCTTGGATCTTCTGTTCCTTTTTTATATCGAGCAATGATCTTATCTTTCTCTTTATCATTTAACATTGGGGAATCGTAAATGGTAAACTTAACTACATTATCCGACCCCTCATTAGGAAATACATATTCGGTATGGAAGCTATGTTGAGGTAGGTTAAAGTTAGGAGTAGAAGTCATAATTAATTTACCCCCGGTTGTATCCACCAACGGTAATAAAACCGATTGAATTACGTTTAAAAAATCGTCCATGAAAGCTGCTTCATCGCAAATGAGCAAATGCGCATAAGAACCTCGTAAACTTTCCACATTACCGGCATCCGTACCAGCGATATCGATAGTAGCACCGTTAGGAAACTCTAATTTATTATCTCCCGCTTTCCAAAGCTTATTTATATCAAATTCAGGAGGAGCATCAGCAAATATAATTCTCAAAGCAGGAAGAATGATACTCTTTACCATTTTTTGAGTAGGGCAAGCATATTTAACAACCGCTAGTGGAGTTTGAATACAAACTTCTAAAGCAGCTATAAGATTTGAAAATGATTTTCCGAACCTCCTGCTACAAAGAACAACTGATACGTCTTTAGTTTGATCAGTAATATCATTATAAATATCAACTTGTTTACCTTTAAGTTTCCAAGCTAAATCACCTTGTCTCCAAAGTTCGTGTTTAGCCTTGACAATCTCAGGGTCTTCTCTAGTATCAAGAATAACAGGCTTGAACTTCATCTTAGCCATTAAACTTTACCACCAGTAATCAATCCGTACAGTTCTTCTTTAGTCTTAGGTTTCTCTTTAGGCTTCTTATCTACTTTAATACCACGAATGATACAAAGATTCCTATACAACACATCAAACATATTAATATCGTCTTTAGTTTGAATCTCATTCATTACCAATTTCTTAACAGACTCAATAGCTTTAACGCAAATGTACTCTTCATCACTCATAGGTTGAGCTAGTAAATGAGACAGGTCGTTATCACGAATAATTTTCTGTAGACTAGCTACTTGTTTTTCGAGTTCAATAACAATAGCTCCTAAATCTTTATCAGGAGTATCTTGCTTACCTTCGAGGTCAAAAGAGTAGTCAACAGTTTCTTTGGATTCTTTTTTCTTAGCCATATTACTCTATTCTAAATTTAATAAGTCTCTAAAATAACAGCTTAACTCTAAGGGAGCTGGCACTATTTCATAAATTCCAACATCGGCTAATTGTTCACAGTCAATAAAACGAAATAATTTCGTTTTAGTATTATATCTTAGTATATGACCAGATTTGAAAGTGATTGTAATGCTCTCACTTTTAGGATCTCTAATGCTAGAGATAGTAGCAACATAATCTATGTTTTTAGTAGAGTGTATATCTTTAATTTTATTTAATTCCATATTATTCTCCTAATTAAAATTTTAAATTTGAAATATTAGTAGTCTTAAGTCCAACTACAGTCTGAACTTGTTGTTTAACAGCTTCATTTTCTTTTTTAAGCTCATCTAGCTTATGGTTGACTACTTCAACATGAGATTTTGCAAACTCATTTAGCTGATTTTTAAATTCTTGTAATTGTTTTTCAGTTTCTTGACGAATATCAGGTTGTTTATTCTCTTCCAAATAGGTTTTTCCTGCAATATAAGCAAAAGATAGTACTAAAGCTGTGATAGATACAGAAGCTGAAGCCATTCCTGATAAAGCAACTGCTAAAATTGTTAGAAAAATGACTAGTGGATGATGTTTTTCAAATTGATTCATAAGACCCTCATGTATTATAGGTTAAATTTTGATGTAATAACTGTAAAATATTGATTTTTTATTAGATTTTACTGTAAAAATACTAATTTACATGATTTTTTACGATATGTCAACATTTTTATTGACTATTTTACCAATATTGTGTATATTTTATAGTGATGCTTTATATCTTGGAGCATTTTGTAGTGTTACTATCCTCACTGTAGTCAAAAGGAAGTGGAGATCAAGATATCAAACCTAGAATTAGGGGCGATAGGAGCCGAAAGAACCAAGCTGAAACACGAATTGAGATGGGTAGCGAGGTCGAAGTAGGTATTCCGAGATATAGTTAGCAAAGAAAGCTCGACCATTAACTGTTCTTTTGTGTTTTCTCAGTCCTTAGCGGTGACAATAAATAATCTAAGGGTCTTGGTCTAGCAGTAAAGCTCTCGTTTGTGTTACTTGAACCAATGTTGGAAGTCTGTGTGGTAATAGTCACCGCAAATAGAACCCATCATAGACTTCTTATTGTCTTTTTTGAGCTAAGTATAGGAAAATATAGGAGAAGGTTTCATCTAAATTGATCCTTCATACGAAATACCTCGGCTTTAGATGAAATGTTAATGCAAGTTATCGAAAATACGTTGCCAACAAAATACAAATTCTAGCTAAAACTAGATGTATTACTAAAAACTATCAAAATTAGTGTATATAGTGCTATTTTTCTCTTGCTTTTAAAAACGACTTAGTGTAGAGTGACATACTAATGTAATAATATTTTCAACAATAGGAGAATTTATATGAAAAAGACTGAGAACAAAGATTACGATCCAACACAAAAAGCTATCAACGAAAAGAACAAGCAGATTAACAAAGAACTCCACAAGAAAGGCGTAAAGCGTGGTGGAAAAGTTAGAAATAGAAAATAGGGAGTTCCTATGACACAAGAAGAACTACAAGCTGAAAACTTAAAACTACTAGAAGAGTCACTTTATAGTATTACTGGACAGAGTTTTCCAATTGAACAACTTACCCAGATTCAAGATCTAATCATGGTAGTTACCGATGAAGCTTTCTCAAAAGGTCTTGAGCTAGGATTAGAAAGTGCTAGAAGAACTTAAAACGATTATAGCTATTGAAGGAGTTACCTCAAAAGACGGTCTAGAAGCTCGTAAACAGGCTTTAAACCATTGGATCGGTAAGTATGTAGAGGAAATTACAGTAGAAAACTCTATTTTAAAGAAGAGGTTATCTGCTAGTGACCAAGACTTTATTAAACTGCATTTAGCTTACCAAATAGCTGAAAAGATTCTAGAAGAACACGCTCTAGTAAAGACAGAAAAGAGTAAAATTAAAGTTAAGTTATTAGTATTAAAGAAAGATTTCCCAAAGAATAAGGAGTAACTAATGAATATTAATCAATTTCAAAAAGAAGCAGTTCGTACCGATATCGAAGACTATTCTCCTATTCAAAAAAGATTGCTAGAGAATAAAGATACTCTTCAAAAAGCTATTATGGGGTTTATGGTATCATCATCAACCTTGGATATGATGAAAAAGAAAGTTATGTATAACGCTGACCATTTAAAATTACTAAAGTTAGATGCCGAACTTTTTCAACAACTTAGAGATTTCCCAACTGATTTTATTGACGAAATAGCTAAGTGTCCTTTGCGCTCTCAATTACTCCATTATACTATCGGTGTGATTACTGAAGCTAACGAAATGGTAGTAGCTCTCGCAAAAGCGTCTAAAGGTGAGCTAGATATTGTAAATATGGCAGAAGAGATTGGAGATGTTAATTGGTATAACTCATTGATATGTGAGAGGTTAGGTGTAAACATGGGAGAAGTCTTAGCTAGAAATAATGCTAAACTTAAAGCTAGGTATCCAGAAAAGTTCACATCTGATAACGCAACTAACCGAGATTTAGAGAAAGAACGTAAAATTTTAGAAGGGGATATAAATGCATAAGTTTAAAATTATTACTCATTTCTTGGAAGAAGATGAATACTGTACGGGAGACTATTGTAGCGTAACTATCGAAGACCAGAAAGGAAATATAGTAAAATCTTACGGAGATTACTATCACGATAAAGGTAGGGAAAAAGCAGAAGGTTTTATTGAAGGTGTTAAGTTTGCTCTACAAGAAAATGTAGAACTTGAGTATATTAGTATCAATGATTCAGAGGAGTAGCTAATGGAAATTAATTTAAACATTTTTAATTTAAACGGTACATGGCTCCTATCTGTCCAAGATACAGGACTAAACTTCCGTCCTATTTATGGAAAGTCTAGACAAGACGTAATCAATAAGCTAGAATCAGATGGGGATAGCTACTTCTGTTTACCGGGAGCTAAGTGTACGTTTATTGAAGGGGAGACTCCTAAAGTGAGGATTTTATAATGGTTAGGTTACAAATAGGGAAGTACTATAGAGACAGACTTGGTAAAATATTTCATGTAAAAGAACATGACGGACCTGATGCTTTTTGGTGTGTGTCTCTAAATTGCTCAATAAGAAGATCTATTCGTCCAACCGGATATTATTGGAATGATAAGCAACCTACCGACTTAGATTTAGTTGAAGAAGTTGATATTGGTCTACTGTCAGGAGTTTCAACAGTTAAGAGGGGTGATCCTTCTAAACAAGATTTATTGTCCCTCTCCCTAAATCTCCCACAAGGAACTGAAACTATTACTCTCACACAGAAAGTATTAGTTGATGGGATTGAGTATATTGCTAATATTGAATTGGAGAAGGTATGACAATAAAATGTCCATCATGTCAAAGTAGTGATCTATATATGGGATTCTCACCCTGCAAAGATTCAAATTGTTGCGGATTACCTGATATGATTAGTTGTTACCAGTGTGAGTACGAATATGAAACTTTTAGAGAGGACTTGTTTGAAGATAAACTCAAAGAATTAGGTTTAACAGAAGAAAAGTATCAAAAACTTAAAATGGAGTAGTAAATGACAGTAAAAGAGCTAATTGAACATTTGCAACAGTTTGATGATGAGATGGAAGTATTGATTTGGGAATATGACTCAGAATCAGGATCAGAATTTTATAGACCTATTGTGGATAAGTATTTACCGGAAGTTATGAAATTATCGGAAGGTCCAGCAGATAAAGAAGGATATAGGTTTATTACAAAAAGTAAAAGAATAGAATTTCCAAGAAAGAATTTCTTAGTTATCAGATAAGTGTAATAAAAATCCCACTCTCAAAAAAAAATCACAACTACTTAACTATTTTTTCTAATATTTTTATTCTTTTGATTAAATCGTAACACTTTAAAATATCATGATCTTTAGTATCGTCTTTTTCAATAGCTTCAATGACTTCATCTACTGACATATTATTTTGTCTGAGTTTAAGTTTTAGCCAATTCTGGAGCCTGTTTAAAGTTTCTTTATCCATTACTTAATCTCCTGAGCCATTGCTCGTTTACGTCTAACTGATTCTTTACGTTGTTCAATCTTATCTAGAGCTATAATCTTCATAGCTTCTTGTCTAATTTTTACATTATCCCAAAACTTATTATCAATAACTTCCCTAAAATAATCAAGAACTTGAATAGTCCATCTAGCTAAATAATAGATAGCAGTTAATGGAATAATATAAATAAGTTGTAGTATTCCGATAGTGTATAGAAATAGTTTAGCTTGTTTAAGTGTCATAAGTTATCCTCAATTAAAAAACTCTACTAAATGCCCATATAATAGACGCAAGTGCTGAAAATAACGCAACAACCATTATACCAACTTTCATACATGGAAAGTAATCATCTTCATTGGAGCACGCCGAACCTAAGATAGGTAGACCTATAAAAATAATAGTAAGTGCAACAATAATATAAGCTAGAATGTCTAGTGTCATATAAATCTCTCCCATCTTTATAGTCTAAATATCTATAATAACTATAACTATCTTGATCCCACTCAACTTCATGTCCTAGGTTCTCTAACTCTAATACTAATCTAAAACTTCCACTATCCGTATATACTACATCTACTAAATCTAAATAAATTTTATCATCAGTAGTTTTAGTGATACATTCTACTCTATTTCTAAACGATTCTAGTTCAGTACCAGAACGAAAATCACCTCTGATAGTAAATTTAATAATAAGCGATTCCGATATTTCCATAATTTATCTCCTAAACAAACACTACCATAACCTAGCAACATTGTCAATAGTTATTTTAAAGCGTTTATAGGCGTTTTAAGAAGGTTTATGTTAGACGTGCAGGGTAACTTAGGTATAGACTTTATTTCTGTCTATAAAAGCAATAGTACCGTTAAAAAGATATACTGTATCATTTTTAGGAAAATACTAAAAGACGTATATTATTTATATATACTGAAATGGGAATATTTGATATCAAGTTTTCCAGTATTAGGGAATTTTTGTAGGGGTATTATTCGATTGTTTTCGTAACTACTTCAAAAGACAGAAGTTTTTCAAGGATATTGAATAGTTGATTGTTGTTCATAGTTGTTCTGAGTGTAATAAGTTTTTAGAAAATTGTAATTTTTGCTTTTCTGATATTATGCTATATTTTTCAGATTTCATATAATGCTCAATATTTTCCTCTCCGGTTACCCACTCTAAGTTATCTAAATGATTATTAAGTTTATTTAAATCTTTATGGTTTACTTGAGTTTTATTTTCAGGATTCGGTAAGAAAGCTTGAGCTACTAGTCTATGGACTTTAAAATGTTTATGTTTTCCTTTATATGGAAGAGTAATTCTATAGTATTTTTTATCATGTATATATGGACTTAATATTTTTTCAGGAAACGTATGAGGTCTATTATTTGATCTCATAATTACTCTATTTAAGCTTTTCACTCTACCTAAGTTTGATACTTGATATAGTCCTTCGAAATCTTTAATATCTTTCCAAATTTCTTCTTTTAGTACTAGTGTAATAACTTTTCCTTATTTAAAAAATTTTATATCAGGTATACCGTAAAAAGTGTGTTTGTCCAAAGTAAAGCGTACCCCACTACCCACTCCTCTCTACAATCTCCACAACTTAACTCTCTCTAATAAAAGACCTACTCACCTTACAGCTTTCAGTCCATAGCTCTCACCTTTATCAGTGGTGTGCTTCTGTAACCATTATCTCATAGCCCAGTGACTTTGTCAAGCTCTCTGTCATTGCATCTCACCAACTCATTCCCTTAAGTAGTTGCTTGCTTCTGGTACCAGTATATCAAAACACTCCGACATTGTCAACCACTATTTAAAATAAAGCTATAACCTTTTTAATACAACGAGTTACAGTAATACTTGACGCATTGCACAAAATACTATATAATGAATCTATACCAACAAAGGGGTGCGTATGGACTTACTAGAGCTTTTCAAAAAACATAATGTAGAACTTACTGCAATTGAACCGAAAGAGTTCGGTACTATATACAGAGCTTGCGGAGTCAACTTATTAGACGCTGTAAGATTGGATATGTTCGCTCAAGGTCATAGTACTCCAGTCTCATGTCATAGAGAGGAAGGATCATGTGAGGCTTTTATGATTGTTTGGAATAAATAATACTTGACACAATGCGTAAATAATGTTACAATTAGATATAACTAAAAACGAGGTATACCATGATTATTACAAAAGAATGTCTAAGTGTTGCAACTCATGATACAAGTCTTACTGGTATTAGATATAAGTTGATTGTAAAATTAGGTAAAAAGCCTAAGAACATGGGAGCGGAAGTATTGGACACTTCAAACAATCTATATCGCGGAATCTCTTTTCAATATGCAAGTAACCCAGAAGTACAGGGAGCTGGAAAGAATACAGTATTAGTTTACTATTTCAACGATACCGATTACGCAAACAAGTTATCTGAGTGGTTGACAGGTTCACCGATTGACTCTGAAGTGATGCAAAAATCAATCAAAGCTCACGAAATTAAAATGAATAGCGAAGGATATCCGGCATTTATTAGACCGTATTGTAATGGGGCAAAATAGTTCTTGACTAATTAGACGCAATGCGTTATACTAGTATTAAGAAATAAACAACGAGGTATATATGAGTAAAAAAGTAAAATCAATTACAAAAACAAAAACACTTATTTGTGCTAACTTATATGACAGTATGTACTATGTCACAACTTACTCGAACGCTAAATTTATTAATGCTTGTTTACAGCTAGCTGAGGACTACCCAGAAACATTTGTCATTCTAGACTCAAGCTTTGTGCATGTTACAATAAAGACAATTGACTTAAAGCATTGTTTTGACTTATATAAGTACAATGAAGAAAAGGTTATCGCAAAAGTAAAATAATATAATTTTTACAAACATTACTTGACCTATTCCTAAACTTAGGATATAATGAATTATAACAAGAACTTGGAGGATACTATGACACTAAGACAACAAATTGAAGCTTTACAAGATAACATTAAACTAATTGATCGTCACTTGGAAGTCAATAAAACATTGTCCATCGTCTATAGTAACTTCGATAGATCGGTATTACCAGAATTAGACAAAGCTAGAAACGAGCTAACA